GCATCACCACCAACAACGACTTCGTCGTAGCGGCCAACGTTTTCTTCGTCTTTTCTGTGGTTGCAGACGCTGCGAACGCAACGGCTGCCAATCGATTGTTTCTCTACCACAATGGAGCATCATCTGGTGTTTCAAACACGCTGACGAACGCAGCCTCCACTGGCAACGCCTCGCTAAACCTCACCATCGGAAATTTCGGCGGTGGAGGCTCGCCGGCGAGTGTAGCGGAGATTCTGTTCTATCAGGGCGCGCTCGGCACGGCGGCGCGCCAGGCCGTTGAACGGTACCTTGGAAAGAAGTACGGAATCACGGTCGCATGACAACGCGATTCTTCAGGTCAACCGACGCCGTCTACGAGTCTATTCGGGCGCAATTAGATGCTGCCTACGGCTACCCGAACGCCGAGACGAAGACTCTGACGAGCATCACGCCTGCGGCCGATGCGCTACATGACGCACAAGATCGCGTCTATCTCGCAATTGCGTCGGATTACTGCGACTACAACCTCCCGGCCGAACTGCTGCCGCAACTCCTCGCCAGCGGTGCCGTCGAAGAGATAACCGAGAGCGAGTACATGGCTATTCGGCAGGCGGAGGGGACGTAAGTGGGATACCTGACTTATTTTGACCTTGTCGAATCGCTGATCGTCTCCTCCTACGGCGGCCCGCAGGACGCCGAGCAGCGAGACATCCGCTCCGCCATTCACAAGGCGTACAACGAGCTGACAACGATCCGGGACTGGGGCTACTACTCCGTTCACGGCCGCATTGTCACCAACCCGGCGTACACCACCGGGACCATCGGCATCACCTCCGGGGCCGTGACGCTCACCGGAGGATCGTTTGCCACGGCCGGCGTGACTGCGGCGAACGCCAAGCACTGGACGATCCGTACAGGCGACCGTTCGTATCCACTCGCATCATATTCCAGCGCCACCGCGGTGACGCTGGAGTCGGCGTTCTCTGGGATCGATGTTTCCGCAGGGTCTTCCTACACCCTGTTCCGCGCCATCTACCCGTTGCCGGCTGACTTTAAAAACATGGACGAGCCGAGCGACGAGTTCAACTGGTGGAGCGGCCTGTATGTGACGCCCGATGAGGCGATGAAGATTGAACGGGTCAGTAACAGCTCCGGCGAGCCCTACCACTGGACGCTAATCAAAGATCCACACAGCGCCAACTGGGCCATCAAGCTGGTTGGCTGGCCGACCGCCAAGGAAACCATCGACTTCACCTACCGGCGAGCTGCCAGGCCGATTCGCTATTCCGGCCATGAGGCCGCTCTGCGGCAGGGAACGATCAGCCGCAGCACCACCTCAGTGACCGGGACTGGCACGGCCTTCTCCGCGGCCATGTTGGGGTCCGTTCTCCGGGTTGGCGACACCACCAACATCCCGGGCCCTATCGAATCGCTCACCCCGTGGGTGTCGGAGTGCCAGATTACGGCCGTTGGCTCTACCGCTGGGCTGACTACCGATGAGTCTGGGACGGTCGCCAGTTCGACCAAGTACCTGATCACCGATCCGATGGATGTGGCCCCGCACATGCAGGCTGCCCTGGATAGTTGCTGTGACTACTGGCTGGCCCGGATCCGCAACCAGTCAGTGGACAAGGTATTCCAGATGTATCAAAGGGACCTCCGCCTGGCCATGGAGCAGGATCAGCTCGCCCCGCTCAGTGGTCGCAGCCGCCAGGTCTACCATGATGGAGGCTGGCGCAGTCCGCTCTTGCCAGACCAGGGATGATCGTAATTGACACCTGGAAGGGCCTGGTCACCAACGGCAGCCCGTATGCGCTTCCTGTGGGTGCAGCGGTCACCCAGTCCAATTTCCAGTGCCGCCGGCCGGGCGAGCTGAATGCCCGCAACGGCCAGGCCTCTGTGACGTTCACCACGCACTCTGGTTCGGCGGTGGCCATCGTAGAGATGTTCCGCTGCCCTATCGGTGCCAACGAGAGCGTGATCTACCAGAACGCCTCTGGGCATGTCTTCATCGCCAAGGGGCTGCAGTGACCCAAATCACCTCCTCGGCGTTTTCGGCAACGACGCCCCTGTGTTTCGCCCGCGGCCGGAATGGTGATGTGTACGCCGTCAACGGCCTGGAGCGCGGCCTGCGGTGGGACACCGTCACGGCCAACGTGGAGCAGCTGGGCATCAAGGCCCCCGCTGCCGCGCCCACTGTCTCGTCCAATGCAGCGTCCGCCAAATACTATCTGGCCGGCATCGATGTGGTGAATGGCGGTTTCGGCTACGAAGAGACGCCGGCCGTCACCGTTAGCGGTGGAGTTCCAGTCACGCTGTCCGCGAGCGCGGCAACTGATACGTTCACGCTGGCGGCGCATGGCCTGACAAACGGGCGAGAAGTGCGGCTAAGCACGGCGATGGCCTCTGCCATTGGCCTGAGCAGCACAACGACCTACTACGTAATTGCCGCTGCAACCAACACGTTCCAGCTCGCTGCGACTCCAGGCGGCACGGCCGTCAACGTCACTTCTGACCTGGCCTCTGGGGCGGCGACCGCAGACGTCAGCGCGCAGGCTGTTGCCAAGGCGACCGTCAAGAACGGTGCTGTGAAATCGGTCAAGTTGTTGCGGTACGGCATCGGGTACTCCGAAGCGCCGACTGTGGAGTGTGCCGCGCCAATCCAGGATTCCAACAAGGGTTCAGGGGCCACGCTCTCGCTGACTGTTTCCGGCCGCGTTGTTGGCGTTAACGTGGACGATCAGGGTGGAGACTACACATCTCCCCCGACCGCGTCTCCCGATAGCGGCGATTGCGAGCTGGCGCCCATCCGCAACTACATCGGAAACGTCAACGCCATCCCTGTCCTGAATCAGGGCGACGGCTATACGGAGCCGCCGACCATCACCACATCCGGTGGTGGCGGCACTGGGCTGAGCCTGTCGCCGCGAATGCGGTATCGCGTCACGGGTGTGTCTGTCACTAACGGCGGCTCTGGCTACACGGGTAACCCGCGGGTGGTGTTTAACGGCAACGGCGGCGGTGCCGTGGGTGAAGTGGTTGTAAGCAAAACCGGCAGCATTCAGTCTGTCCGCCTAATCCACGGCGGAGCCTATTCCTCTCCCCCGACTGCGACCATCGTCGCAGACGGCGAGCAGGACCCAAAGCGCGCCGTGCTGAAGCCAGTCCTGAGCCCTGGCATCATCGGAAAATACTGGTGTGCAATTCGGTACATCGATGACACCGTTGAGGCGAAGAGCGGGCCAATTCCATCGTCCATCTCTGAGTTTGCTGAGATCGAAGTGACGAACAACTCAGAGTCGCTGAGCTGGAGCTGGTCCAACTCCGGGATGGACGCCCGCGTTCACAAGATCGAACTGTGGCGGACGAGCGCCGACCAGGCCCTGGTGCTGTACAAGGTTGCCGAGGTCGCCAACAACGTCACTTCCTACACGGACTCGCTCCAGGACGCGCAGCTCGTTGATCCGAGCCGCGACGGGTTTGGGGCCCTGCCGATCACGCTTCCCAACGGGCAGGTGAACGCCCGCCGGTTTACGCCTCCGCCGCAGAATAAGGCCGTGATCTCCATGTTCCAGGACAGGGCCTGGTACGGCGTTGACGTCGCAGGGAGGAAGTTCGACGGCACCACGGACTCGTCCGCGGCGGAGCCCAACGTGCTGTACTTTTCGGAGCTGGATGAACCCGAGTCGGTTCCGGATGTGAACCAACTCATCATCCAGGAGAACGTCAAGGGCCAGGACCGCATCACGGCTCTGATGCCGTTCGGCGGCGGCATGGTGGTGTTCCAAGAGCGGCACGCTTACCGCCTGTCATATGTTTCGCAGCCCATCCTGGACGCCAACATCTCGCTGATCTGCCAGCGAGGCTGCCTGAACCAGCGGTGCTGGGACCAATACGATGGCGTGGCGTATGTGGTCGATGCCGCAGGGATGTACATGCTGGACGGGACTAGCGCCGTCCCGCTGTCGGACGCCATCGACACGTTCTGGACAGACGACATCATCCACTTTGCGTCATCGGCCCACTTCTTTGTCCGCGTGGACCCGCAGACGCGGATTGTCCGGTTTTTCTATACGGAGTCCGCCGGTCTTCCAGACAAGGCCCTGTGCTTCCACCCCATCACCAAGGCCTGGTGGGTAGAGTCTTACTCCCAGGACTTTGCCGCAGCCGAGTGCCTGAAGACATCTGGCCGCCAACGGGTCATTGCCGGCGGCCAGACGGGGTCGATGTACTTGTTTGACTCTGGTGCCCAGGACGTCGATTCCGCTGGCGCCGCAGCTGGCATCGCCTGCACGCTGCGGACCAGCAATTTCAGCTTCGACCCCAAAGAGTCGTCTCGCGGCATCCGCTTCCTCTACAAGCCGACCACCGCCGACTGCACGCTGACGCTGGGGCTGCACTACAACAACTCCACCACGCCGCGTACGGCGGCTGTGATGACTGACCGCGGCACCGGATTCGTCACAGAGGGAGGGTCGAACGCCACGCTGAACCTAAAGAAGACCCGCTCCGCCCTGGGCGATGCGACAGGGTACGCGATCTGTTCGTATTCCGGGCGCATGGACGAGCGTTCCTCCGGTGGCGATAGGCACCTGGCCGTTGCGATCTCCACAACCCGCCCGTCAGGCGAGCCGGCGATCCTTTACGGCGTGGCCGTGGAGGGAGTCGCTCAGTAATGTTCACCAGCCAGTCCGGCCAGATCGAAAACGCCCTCCGCCTTGGAGGCATGGGCGACATCTCCGCCAAAGAGATGGTGCAGTCGCTGGCGAACTGCCAGGCGCCGATCCAGCACCGCGGCAACCTGACCATCTCGCGGCCGACGCAGAACTTCTTCCCGACGCTTGGCCCTGCTGGCCCGAGCCTGTCGTTTCCGCAGCAGATGGTGGACGCGCGGAACATCACCATCAACATCCCGCCGTGGCAGAACGTCCCGTTCACGCCTATTCCGTACCCCGAGTGGCCGGAGTGGAAGGACACGCCATATCTGGATCCGCCGGTCGTTGTCATTGATGGCCCAGTCCAAGCCGGGCCAATGCAGACGCCGGAAACAACGACCGTCACCAACAACAGCACCACCATCAACAACGAAGGCGACATCATCAACGGCGGGGACATCTACCAGGATGGCGACGTCTTCATCGGCGGCAACGTGTTTGTAGACCGCCGCGTCACGCACCGCAATCAGGTGATCAACCAGGGCCCGGTGATCAATAACAACAACGTGATCAACCGCCATGAGGTCCACACCGAGGTGGCCCACAACTATTTCACGCACAACCACGGCCCGACCTACCACTACGACGAGACGTACTACGACGGGCCTACGTACTACGAGGGTCCGGTGACGCTCACAGGCCCGGTCATCGTTGGCGGATCGGAACTGAACCCCATGAATATCCCTATTGTGACAGGGGTGGAGTGGGACGGCACAGACCTGACGATCAAGACCCGTCAGGCCGTGATTTATGGCACTGCGGACGACGAGGAGGTGACCACCCTCCTGTCCGGGACGTCCTGTCCTGAGTAGCCGTGCAGCGATTTCCCGGTCTTGGGCATTAATGGGTAGGAGAAAAACACATGCTTTCAGGTTCTGGCGGAAAGCCGCAAATGAGTCCCGAGGGGCGTTCCTGGATGAGCGGCGGCGGCGGGCTTGTGTCGAAGCAGCAGCCGTTCCAGCCGACCATGATGTACAGCCAGGGCCAGCCGTCCAACTTCACGCCCAACCCTAACTACCGGCCTCCCGCCAGCCCGTACCAGTACACGCCCACTGGCGGCATTCGGCCGACATCCAATGAGGCCTATCAGGCCGGCGTGGCTGCCCAGACTGGAAAAGACCAGGCGGCCATGACGGCGGCTGCCAACTTGGGCATTGCCGGCCAGAACGCCATGGGCCAGTACGGCATTGGCAAGGACCAGGCCCTGGTCAACAGCCAGATCGCCCAGGCCAACGCCATGGGACAGATGGCTAACGCCTACTACAACACCATGGGCCAGGGCATGCACTACTCCGCTGCTCTTGGTGCTGCCGGTGCTGCTGCCGGCGCCGACTCCAACCGTGCCAACGCCATGTCTGGTGCCCTTGGCGGGCTCACGGGCGGAGGTGGGTTTGGTGGCGGATTCAACTTCTCTGGCGACGGCTTTTCTGGCTCTGGAAGTTTCGGCGGCGGACGGCGCGGCGGCGGCGGCGGCGGAGGTGGCGGCGGTGGCGGCGGAGGTGGGCAGCAGTACAACCCGTACACGCCCATTGACTCTGGGTTTCGCTCGCTGGACAAGTTCCGCAACGACCTAAGCGACAAGAACTCCATGGGCAACTGGCTCCGCCAGGACGTCAACGCCGGGTTCGGCATGACCCAGAAGAACCTCATGGACCCCAGCATCCGCAACGACATGATGGCCCAGATGCGGATGGGCTATGGGGCCCTGGACGGGCTCTATGACAAGTCGGATTACGGTTTCAACACGGGCGCTGCTGGCGTCAGCCAGCGGCCGTTCCGTGGCCGAGCAGGGTTCTGATGCAGCTCCGCACGCAGATCAATCCCAACAAGCAGGTCTACAACCCGTCCGCAGGGATGGAGCGGTTGCAGGCCCCGGCCCCGAAACTCTACGGCGGCACAAACCAGCAGCACTTTGCGGACCTCTACCGTCCCATGGGGCAGGCTGCCGCCATTGACCTTGGGCGGGCCAACACGCAGGCGGCTGGCCAGTATTTCGGCAAGGCCTCTGACGCCGCGAATCAGTCTGCCCTGGCTGGCCTGAATCTCCTGGCTGACCAGGAGTCCAACGCCATGGCTCGCAATCAGGCGGCCCAGAAGATTGCCTACGGTTGGATGGGCGACATGTTCAATGGTGCCAACTCGTTGCTGGGAGGGCTGTTGTAATGGCCTGGAACCAGAACATCCGCATCAACCACAACCAGAACTCGCCGCAGTACACGCCGGAACAGACGAACGCCGCCGCCAACTACCAGCGTGCGATGGCCGACTATGAGGCCAACCCTCGCTTCACCGGCAAGCAGTACCAGCGCGCCGGGCTCTCGTCCAGCAAGGGCACCGCATATGCCGGGTCTGCGGCCAGTGCGGACGCCTACGCCAAGAACATGGCCGGCGCCGAGGGCGTGCGGATGGGCGACGCCTACTACAACGCCGGCATGCACCTGGATGATCAGATCCGCAGCGATCAGTTCGGCACGGCCCTCGCCCGGCTGAATGAGCAGCGCACGCAGAACCAGGCCATGAATCAACTGCAGACCATCGGCAATGCGACCGGCTTCATGGGCGACGTATTCGGAAACATGATGAGCGGCTTCGGTGGTCGCAGCCAGCTCGCAAACTCGCTTCTCCAGGGGCTCCTCTAATGGCGGCACAGATGAACTTCAGCGTCGATGACCTGACTAAGGGTGCCCTGAAGCGGCTCGTCGCCCAGCTCCTGGTCGCGAGCGATGGCGAGGAGAAGGCCATCCTGGAAAAGCTGTCGCAGCGTGAGGTGGCCGACAAGGAGCGCAACGACCTGGCCGACCTGGTCGAAGAGAAGCGTGGCAAGCCGTCCCGCGTCACGCCCGAGGAAGAGGAAGTGGCTCCCAAGAAGACGAGGATGGGCTAATGGACTGGGCAGGGATTGCCAGGCAGGCACTACCTCACCTGGATGACGCCACGGCGGCGCGGTACCTGGACGATCTGATGCGGTCGCAGCGGTACGACGACCAGGTTCGATTCCTGGACGAGTTCTACGGCCGCACGCCCCAGGTTGCCGAGCCCGTCCTGGAGGCTGCCCCTCGCACGCTGTCAACGGCCGAGCAGTTCCTGGCCGCTGGCCTTCCGATGCCGTCTGCTGCTCGCCGTCTTGTGGACGCTGCCGATGCGTCCGCCGCTGCTGGCCTTGGTCCAGAGAATGCGGCGCTTCGCCAGTGGATCGACTCGCAGGTGCCATTCCCGTCCGCCAATCCGCGTGGGTCTGCGATGACGTCGCTGGAGTCGATTGCAGACTCGTTCGACACCGCCGCCCGTCGCCGCCGGCAGATGGATGCCGCCCGCCCGGCGCGGACGCGAGAGGCCTTGGGCCGCGTTGCACCGTACGTTCTCCCGGCCGCGGCTGGAGCTGCGGCCACGGCGGCTGGTGGTATTGCCATCCAGAACGCCATGGCTGAGAGGCAGCGCCGCCAGGCCGCTGATGCTGCAGCCAATGCAGTCTCCGTAGAGGCTGCCGCCCTGGATTCGGATGCGTGGGGGCGGGCCGCGGACGCAGATGGTTACCCGTGGGGCCTGGAGGCGGACGATGGCGCACGGGCTCGCGCTTTGGCGGCAGCTGAGGATGCCTTCCTTAGCGGCCTGGCTGGTGCGTCTATCGCTCCGGGGGGCGACTCCGACATCCACGCCGCGCTCGCAGACCTCACTATGCCAGACTTCCAGATCGAACCCGACGACCTGTTTCGCCCAGAGTCGGACGCATTCAGTGACGCAGACCTGGTGGACGAAGTGCGTGTCCGGCCGCGTCTGATGGGCACTTACCCTAGCCAGAGGCTTCCGCCTCGGCGCGTTGGAGGATACTGATGAATCGCCTGGATGGTGCGCCTACGCTGCCGATTAAGGATGACACTGACCAGGCGGTGGATGCCCTGGCCCGCGAGCTGTACCGCACGTACGACATCACTCCTGAGCAGGCCCAGCAGATGGCGCGATCCCGCGTCATGCAGTCTCTAGATGCCCAGGACATGAGCGGGCAGCCGACCGTTGCGTTGTCGCTGGCCGAGATGCACCGCGACGCCGGTGCTTCTCCGGCCGACGCCTACCGCCTTGGAGCCAATCAGGTTGCCACCTACGGCCCAGCTGGGGCGGCCGGGCTCTACCAGGAGTACCAGACGCCCGAGGGCATGGCTCGTCTCGTCCAGGCCCAATCCGAAAACCGCGCTGCCAACGCCCGTCACCAGCAGATGTACGACGATTACTTCACGGCCACCGGGGCGCCGAGCCATCAGAGCCCCAGCCCCACCTTGCAGCGGCAGTGGGACGACAGCGAGCGTTATGCCCGCGAGCAGGGTCGCATCATCCGCGCTGGACTGCATCCTCAGACGCCGGTTGATCCTGGCACGCCGGCGCAGCAGGCCAGTTGGGAGGAGTTTGTCACATCCAATCCGGACGAGATGCAGCGATGGCGTCCGGAAGAGTACGCCCTGCAGCAGGCAGAAAAGCGAAAAGAGGAAATGGAGGCTGCCTTTGTCCACATCCGCCAGCGCTACGGCCCGGACGAGGAGCAGAAGGCGCGGGCGGCTTACGAAAAGGGCAGTACTTACGTTCCGCATACTGCCCACCAGAACAGCATGAACGCGACGCGCCGCGCAAACGAGGACGCCGCCATGCGTGGCGATGACACAGCGCGGAAGGCCCTGCGGGAGCAGGATAAGAGAGTGCGTGACGCTCGCGATCCGCAGATTCGCCGCAGATTGATGGCGCAGTCCGGCCTGGATCCAGCCACGGCCTCGCGATACTCCGACGATCAGCTCCGGGACGTCATAGCATCGAACAGGGCTCAAGACGCCCGCGACCGAGAGTTGCAGTGGCGGCCTCGCACCATGATCCAGGCCGGGAACGCCATCGGCGCGCTTGCGCTTCCTGGTCTAGACCCAGGGCAGCAGGCGGCCATTCTCGGCGGGGCCAGGCCGCTGGACGTCGAAGCGATGGGCGTACGTAATGCGCTGCGCATGCTTGAGGGCATGAATCTCGCGCAGGGCATGTTCCAGAACAACCCTGTGGCACAGCAGCAAGTTGCCGACGCTCAGGCCAAGCGAGACGCAGACATTGTTGCGGACGCTGAAAAATACATCAACGATAACTTTGCATGGGACCAGAGTGGGTTCTGGGGGTCCTTCGCCAGCGACTTCTCGGAGGCCGAGCAGGAGCAGGCGGCGCTATATCTCAGCCAGAAGCACCGCATTCCCCTTGAGCGGGCCAAGGTAATTGTTTCTGCAATTGCGGCTCGCAAACGCAAGACCGCGCCCGCCGCACCACCGCCTGGTGACGATGGTTCCGCAGACCCTGGCGACCTTCCGACTACAACGTGGTAAATGGCACTCTCGCCCCTCTTTGACATCTACGACCCAGAGGGGGAGATCCGCCAGCGAATCGGAACGCCCATGGGCGACGCCGATATCCTTGGCGTGATCCCGATCCGCAAACGGCAGCCCCAGGTAGCCGACCTCCTCCCGGAAGAAGAGAAGACCACCCTCCTTCGCCAGCTTGCCAACGCTGGCTCGTCTGGCCTCTCCTTATTCGGCTGGGCTCTAGACACTCCCGGGGCCGTTGTCCGCGGACTGCTCTCTGGAGGCCCTGGGAAGGCCCTGTCGGCCCTCTGGGAAGATAGTGAACAAAGAGTCACCGGCCGGGAACTGGCCCGCCAATACGGCCTGACGGGCTCTGAGGACAATTGGAGAAACTTCGCGGGTGGCATGCTGGCCGAGATCGCCCTGGACCCCCTCAGTTACGTCGGCATCGGCCTGCTGGGTCGCGGGGCCAAGACGGCCGCCGCAAAGACCGCCGAGAAGGCCGGGCTCATGGCCGGCGATATCGGACTCCTGGCCAAGCAGAAGAACATGGGCACGGCCCAGTTTCTCCGCGAGTCCACCCCGCAGACGCTGATCGACATGGCGGGTGACGCCGCCGAGCAGGCGGCTGCCAAGGCCAAGTGGGAGGAGTACGCCGGCGCTGCGGCCGAGGAGCTTCTTGGCCAGCCGCTCGCTCGCACTAACCGAATCTCCATCCCGGGCATGGTTGAAGGCTCTGCTGACCTCTACGGAAAGACGGCCGGCGACTGGCTGGCGAAGACCAGCGACAAGCTGGGAGACTACGCCCGTGCCGCTCCGGTCCTTGGTCCGGTGGTCCGCGGTGCCCAGGCGATCTTCGACCCTAGGGTTATGGGCTTCACGGACGAGAAGGGGCAGTACATCGCCCGCCGCATTACCGAGGGTCAGCGGCGAGAGCTGGCCCGCGTTCGGCAGGACATTGCCGACAACATGGTGGATGCGGCGTTCGACATTCCAGACAACATCATCCGCAAGCCAGAGTTCGCCAAGGCCGTTCGCGACGTTTTAGAGAACCAGACGTCGCAGGTAACCGATCCGGAAATCATGCGAGCCCTGCAGTCAGATGGGGGCCGCAACCTGCTGATGTGGATGCGTCAGCGGATGGACGACGAACTGGCACGCGCCAAGGAACTGGGGATTCCTCTGGAAAAGGAAAACCTCCCCAACGACATCTTCTGGTTCCCTCGCCAGCAGGCAGAGATCGACCGCCCGCGGTACGCCGATGGCTATCAGCCCAAGGTGAACCGGAGCCGCAAGGGGTCTGCGATTGGCGGCGTCCGCGAAGGCGGCACGGCATCCCGGCGTGACTACAACCGCGCTTTCCCGGCGTGGGTGCTGGACAAGATGGCCCAAGACCCGGCACTGCAGAAGCGTCTCAGGGAAGCCACCAACGCCGAGTGGTTTGCCGACAACGCCCCAGGCGTGATCGATGACTGGCTGGCACGCAACGTCCCGGACTGGAATCCTGCCGGAGGTCCATTCGGCTTTCTGGCGGATCAGTTTGAGGGCGACGAGCTGCTGAAGCGGACGCAGGACATGTACGTTGGCCTGGCCGACAGCCTTCGCCGCACGCCGCTCCAGGCAGCCGAGCAGGGGATCCCGAAGTTCGGCAACAGCCTCAACGACTTCTCGTCCTATTTAATGAACCGCGGTCGCATGCGTGCGAACGCCAACTCGCTGCTGGATTTCATTTCCGACGACTTCAAGCGGGGCGGCTATGACGTCCTGCTGCAGATGGCCGAGAGCGTTCCGGGCGGGACGCACATCGCATTGCCTGACGCCCTCAAGGCCCTTGGCTTTACGGAGGACGCAGTACAGTCGCTGGCCAATCGCATGGGCAGGGACGCCGACACGCTCTCACGCATGTCGATGAGCAAGGACCTAGTGGACCGGCTCAACGAGCGGATGGTCACCGCCCGCACGCCCCGCGAGGCCGAGGGGTTGCTGAAGAACTTCCAGAACTTCACCGACTCATTTAAGACGTTAGCCTTGGCGAGCCCGGCACGCCATTTACGTGATGCCTATTCAGGGGCCTTTGCTAGTGCGACCCGGGATGGGTTCAGCCCGACTGACTGGTTGACCGGCGCCCGTGTTGCTGGCGGCGACTATGCCGGCCTGTCTAAGCGACTGCAGAACGCCAAGGGGTACAGGGTCGAAGACCTCTTCCCAGGCGACGTTGTTGTCGGCAAGCCCGGTGCATCGCTTCCGGCTGGCTATACGCTCGTCACTGAAGAGCAGCTGGCTGAGGCCCGGGCCCGCAAGTTCCTGAAGGCGGCCGGTGGCCAGGGGCTGACGTCCGGCACCGTGGCAGATGACCTGGGCCGGCAGGCAACAAACCTGCAAATGAACGAGGCGTTCCCTGGGGCGGCCGGCGGGCTGTTCCGGAACGTCCGCGACAAGCCATGGCTCTCCTGGCAGACCTGGAACCCGTTTGCTACTCGCGGCCGGACGAGCAACCCCAACTTCCTGCTGGACCTCAGCGACCGGGCTGCATCATTCACTGACGCTGGCAATCGTCTGGGCACGTTCCTGAACCGCGTCCGCAAGGGCGACAGCCCCGAGGCTGCGAAGGCGCTCACCGACCTAACGCAGGTGCTGTACGGGCCGGAGAACTTCACATCCTTTGAGCGCGACTTCCTCACCAAGATTTTTCCGTTCTATCGTTTCCAGAAGGGCATCACCCCGTTCGTCGCCAAGGAGCTGGTGGAGCGGCCGTATGGCCTGACGGGCCAGTCGATGCGGGCGATCAACCGCGGCAGCGAGCCGAGCGAGGACCAGTTCACGCCAGAGTACCTGCGGCAGTCGGCTGCGATCCCTGTCGATGCCTCTTCTATCTTCGGCGTCAAGACCCCTGGCGTGCAGCGGTTCCTTACCAACATCGACCTGCCGCATGAGTCGCTGCTGAACCTGTTTACGCCTGGCATTGGAAACAACGTCGCCCAGCGTGTGTCTGACTCGCTGATGAAGACCGGGTCCAACATCCTGGGCCAGGCGAACCCGCTCCTGAAGGGCCCGCTAGAGAGCGTGCTGAACCGGCAGTTCTATAGCGGCCGGCAGCTCAGTGACCTCTACAGCATGCTGGAGCATGACCTGGGATCACTGAGCCCCTACCTTGGCTCTTGGGGGCGGATGGCCGAGCAGATCGCCGTCAACGCCCCGGGCGGCTCGCGGGTCCTAGGCCTGATGCGTCAGCTCCGCGACAACCGCATCAGCCCTGCAGAGCGTGCCGCCAAGCTAGCGTTCAACACGCTGACTGGCATGAAGTTCCAGGACGTTGACCAGGACAAGACGCTGCGGCTGGCGGCACGCACCACGCTGAACCAACTGCTGGATGCGGCCCCCGGCGTCAGCACCTACGAGAACCTCTTCATTAAGCCCGAGGACCTCGCCCGCCTCAGCGAGCCCGAGCAGCGGCAGTATTTGCTGTACCGCGTTTTGCAGTCCGAGGCCGCGAAACGGGCACGGGACAAGAAGAAGCAGGCAGAAGACCCGCTCGCCATCCTGGGCGTCGATTACGCCTAGGCGCCCATCACGGACGGCAGGGGCTCCTGGTTCAGGCCAGTCTCCTCTTCGTACAGCAGCTGATCGACGTAGTGCCTTTCGGCTAGGCCTTCGGTCAAATGCCCCAGCACCGCCTTGGGCGACTTGCCCTGGACCTTGGCATATGTCGCGGCTGAGCGTCGCAGGAACTTCGTTGACGCATCCAGGCCTGCGCTCACCATGCAGGCCTTCACCCACTGCTGGATTGTGTTGAGCGCAGCGAAGTCCCCAAAGATCCGCGTGCGCTTCGGAAGGGCCTTACACGCGCACAACGCCTCGTCAGTAAAAAGCGAGACATGGGGAGTTGACGTCTTCGATTGGCCCAGATAGATTTTCCGCCCACGTACTTGATCCCACCGGATTTCGACTAGGTCGCCCGCACGCAGGCCTAGCGAATACGCGGTCAAGAACCAGGCGACAAGGAAGTCGGACTTTTGGAGGTCACGGAAATGACCGGGCGTCTGCCGGGCAGCTTCTACTGCCTGACGAATCTCCGCATGCGACAGCGCCCTGGGGATCGGCCTAGGCACCTTGACGCGGCGGAATCCATTCGCTATACACGTGTTCAGGCCGGTGCGATTAGCTTCGCGCATGAGGGTTGTGAGGAGTCTGCGGTGATTGGCGACTGTATTGGGGCTCAAACCCCCCAGAGCGGCAGTCAAGTAGGAGTCCACCATTTCGGTGGTGATCTCCTCCACCTGCCAGTCCAGGCGCTTGGTGAACACCAAAAGCTGCTCCAAATAGCCTGGAGAAGCCCCTACGCGGTTGGCGTAGCGTTTCGCAAAGTCAGTGAGTAGCATGATGTACCCCGACAATTCCGCATTTCTGAGGTTTGTCAAGGGGCGCGGGCAACTAGCTCAGTTGTCTAGCTGCCTGCGATCCCTTGCCATTGCCGCCACTTGCGTGGCGGCGGCCGTGACCATGCTGGTCATCGGCCACCCTCAGAAGGCTCTTGTCCTGCTGAGGGAGGCGACACTTGGTCACAGCCACTGGTAGTTATACGCCTGGCTGCATTGCGCAGCTTGATTCCGGCAAGGCCCTGCTGAACCAGGCCGAAATCGACGCGGCGTACCGCCGTGACGATGGACACTTCACGCGGTCGTACGCTCACGCCGTCTTCCGTGGCGGGCCGCTGGCACAGGAGGCCCTGGATAATGGGGAACAACTGTTCAGCGGTAACGCCGCCACGGACTTTGGATCGCTGGTTGACCGGGCGATCCCCATGGTGGTGGCGGGGGTGGCTCTGGAGGACCATCTGGCGGTGGTGCCGGAGGAAGTGCTTTCCAACGGGGCCCGCCGTGGAAAGGCGTACACCGACTGGGTGGCCGACAACCTTGATAAGTCGATCCTCACTGCCGCTGACTGGTGGAGGCTGCAGCGGATCATCAGGAACGTCACACGGCACCCGGCCGCTGCTGCGATCCTGGAAGCCACAACGGACATGCAGGCTGCCTTCCGGCATGTCGATGCCGCCGGCCACCAGCGGAAGGGCCTCGCGGACGGCGTAACGCCCGACTACCTGTGGGACTTCAAGACCACCAGTAGCGACTGGAAGCAGCTCTGGCGCAGTTGCGTTGACTACGGCTACCTGTGGCAAGCTGCCTGGTACGTGGACGCTGCTATGGCGTGCGGGTGGGATCACCACTCGCTGAAGTTTGTCTTTGCCCAGACCAGCAAGCCTCATGGCGTGCGTGTGTTCACGCTGCCAGAGGAGCTGGTGGAGCAGGCCCGCGAGCAGATCCGGGTCACGTTGGATCAGATCCGGCTGCGACGCGAGCTGGGCGTCTACAGCAGCCCGGAGGATGACGAGGAGTGTGAGCTGGAGTTCCCAGCGTTTCTCAGAGGAGGAGAGGCATGATGATTGACCATGGATTGCCAGGTCTGACAACGAGCCCCGACACCACCAAGTTGGTGGCGGCGCTCGTCAAGGCCCAGTCGAAGTTCCCGGCCGTCGAAAAGGGCGGCGACAACAAGTTCGGCAAGTACCGCTACATGCGGTACTCCGACATCTGTGAGGCATTGCGTGAGCCGCTGAATGAGGCTGGCTTCATCCTGCCGCAGGTCTGCCTGACCCGCGTTGGCGGCGAGTGGATTGCCGTTGGAACGCTGCGGCACAACAGCGGCGAGTTCGTCACCAGCCTGTGCCCGGTGTTCCTGGGCACGGACAAGGAGGGGAACCAGCGGCAGGACATGCAGAGCCTGGGTTCGGCGTACACGTACGCCAAGAAGTACCTGCTCCTGGGCCTGGTAGGTGCGTGGGCTGAGGACGATGACGATGCCCAGAAGGCCATGCCCGTCACGCGGACGAAGGCGTCCAGCCCGCAGGCCCTGAGCCGTGGCCTGGAGATCGAAGACAAGGCCCGCAAGGCCATCGACAAGGCCAAGGACCGGGATGCGGCCAAGCCCATCCTGGACCTGGTCAAGCTGCGTGTGAGTGAGAAGGTCTGCGACCAGTCGGTCTACGACCGTGTTTCGGAGTACGTGAATACCAAGTTTGGAGGTGCGTGATGGCGTCGCTGAATAGCTGTTCGTTCACCGGCAACCTGACCAGGGATGCCGAGGTCCGCGAGGTGGGTGAGTCGGAGGTGGCCGCGTTTGCCATCGCCGTCAACGGCCGCAAGGACGGTGAGGTGCTGTTTTTGAACTGCGACCTGTGGCGTCCCGGGAAGGTGGCTGAGTACCTGACCCGCGGCAAGCAGGTGGCGGTGACCGGCCAGTTGAAGTGCCGGGAGTACGAGAAGGATGGCGTGAAGCGTCAGGCCTGTGGACTGGACGTCCGCGAGCTGACGCTGCTTGGTTCGCGGGAGAAGGCGGAGGCCTCGTCCCCGTTTTAGGAGGGCACTCAGGGAAGGGTTCACCAGGAGGGTGGACGGCGAGACATGGATGCGGGCCCGGGGCTGGCAGGACGCCGCCCCGAGGCCCACGCCGAAGGAGGAGGCAACATGCAGGCAAGGGATTACCAGCAGCAGTGCTGCGATGCGATTCTGGACGCCACGGCGAAGGGTTTCACGGCCATCCTGTGTGTCCTGTTCACGGGCGCCGGGAAGACGGTGATCTTCTCGCTGCTCGCCAAGATGCTGTTCAACAGCAAGATCCTGATCATCGCCCCCATGCGGGAGCTGGTCTGGCAGGCGGCTGACACGGCCGACCGAATCACGGAGGAGTACACGGACGTTGAGATGGCCGGCTCCTGGGCGGGCGGCAACCGCGTCACGGTGGCCTGCCGAAACACGCTCCTGGCCGGCAAAGAGAAGCGTTACAAGAGGCTTCTGGGCGTTCGCCTGGTCATCGTAGACGAGGCCCACACGCAGTTCTCAGAGCCGTTTCTGGAGATGCTCCGGGAGTTCCAGGCCAACGGAGCCATCGTCATCGGCTTCACGGCCACGCCGTTCCGGATGGACGGCAAGCCGCTGATGAAGTTCTACCAGCACGTGGCGTTCGACTACGGCCTGGCCCAGGGTATCAAGGACGGCTGGTGCGTGCCGCCCCGAGCCCGTGTCGTTCAGTGTGCCGACCTGGACCTGAGCAAGGTCAAGGTGACCGGAGGCGACTACTCCGCTGCCGACCTGGAGATGGTGATCGGCGTCAGCTCCAGGCTTCATCAGTTCTGCCTCACCATCCAGCGGGAGCGCGTTGGCGCGGCCATCGCTTTCCTCCCCGGCGTGGCCAGCGCCCGCGCTCTCGCTGAGATGGCTGAGAAGAACTACGGCATGCGGGCCGCGTGGATCTGCGGCAACGAGTACCTGCAGACCCAGGACGAGCGGAACCGGATCATCAACAAGTACCGGGCCGGCGAGATCGACCTGCTGTGCAACTGTCAGATCGCCACCATGGGCTTCGACGCTCCGCTGACGCAGACGATCTTCATGTTCCGGCCGACGAAGAGCCGGACGTTGGCCCTGCAGATTTGGGGGCGTGCCACTCGCCCGCTGCCTGGTGTGGTGGATGGTGCGGAGAACACGCCCGCGGCACGGATTGCCGCCATCGCTGCGAGCGAGAAGCCCTGGTTCAAGATTGTTGACGTCACCGACAGCGTGGAGAACCACTCCATCCGCACGGGCGTGGACATGTTCGCTGAGGAAGGAACGCCACGTGAGGTCCTGGCCGAGGCCCGCAGGCGTGCAGCCGATGATGACGCTGAGGCCGAGGATCCGGCTGACCTGCTGGAGCAGGCCGCGGATGACGTCCGCAAGGCCAAGCTGATCGAAGCCGGGCTGAAGGGCATGGAAGGCCAGGCCGGCGGCAAGGTGCATGGCCGCGACGTCTCGCTGGACGGTCGCAAGAAAGACATCTCGGAGTACCGGGTGCCGCTGCGTGGGCGGTACGCCGGTCGAACGATGGGAGAGGTTGACGATGACTACATCGAATGGGCCCTCAGAAACCGCAGCCTCGCCGGATGGCAGCGCTCCTTCTTCGCCAAAGAGAAGGCTAGACGGCGTGCTCTTGTCCGTAACTGAAGAACAGATTGCTGACCTGTTTCACCTGGATGAAGTGTTCCCGTTTGAACCCATGGAGGAGGAGAAGGATGAGGCCGTGCAAACTTGGTGGCAACGAATTAAGGGTTGGTTCGGCTGGCGTTCCTCTGGCCGTTGCGCCAGTGCTGTATCGCCGGGTGGTGATCAACCAGGAGCCGCCGCGGAAGGTGTGGGGGGAGCTGGAGCTGAGCGAGGAAGTCGGCAAGCGGATGACCATGCTGCTGAAGCGGCACGGGCTCCCTACCACCAAGCGTTTGATGGTCCTGTCTCTGGATTACCCGGAACGGACGTACGCCGAGATCGCAGCGGCCTTCGCCGTCACGGTTGACGCTGTTGAAGAGTGTGCCCGCATGGCATCGACCATTCGGCGCACGGAGCCCCTCAGCACGGAGCTGTGGGAAGACCTGACTGAAGAGGACGTCCATCCGCAGGAAGCGGCGGCGAGAGCCGCGGACGTTCGCAGCACATGGAGGGGCAATGGCCTGGACGAAAGACCGCTTTCTGAGCGTCTTAAAGATTGCCCACAAGGCGGAGAAGGCGTGGGTGGAGACGCAGCGCGACCGTGGGCTCGCTATAGCGCACGGGGTCAAGCTCGTACTGCCAGACCACAATCCCAAGAAGGACTTCTGCCCGACGCCAGACGCCGTGGCGGCCGTGTCCCTGGAGATCAAGGTTCGCAGCCTGCAGTTCACAGGGCCGGATGACTTCCCTTACCCCACAGTATTCGTTGACGACCTGAACGGACTCAGCCGTGGAAAACCATTCGCCTGGATCTACATCTCCCAGCACACCGGAGCCTGGGTCTGGCTCTCTGTCCTTGACCAGGACGAAAGCTGGACCGAGCAGACCGTCTGGGACTCCATGCGTGGTTTCAACGTGCCCACGCTCGTCGCACCCAGCAAGCACCTGCGACACGCAGACGAGCTGTGCAGCATCCTGTTCAGGCAAGACGCCCTGCAGTGGGTGGAAGGAGACGTTGGCGGCTTCCGAGGCGAAGAACCGCCGGCTGACAAGTGCGATCCGACGCCTAGAGGCCGAGGTCGCAAGGCTCCGAAAGATCCTGGTTGACTCCTGGGGAGACGTCCCAGGGGAAGAGTTGGTGGTCCGCGATAGCAAGGAGGTCCGCGATGAAGATTAGGGAAAACATGGTGGCCGTCAGCACGCCGCGGTTCACGCTGCGGGTGTGGGTCAACTGCGGCGATGGCGATCCTGGGTTCGCCTGCGATCACGCGGCGATCCAGACCTACTGCGACGAGCATTCGGAGATGCTGGCGAAGATGCCGTTTGATGGCATCTGTGCCCTGATCTCCGGCGAGTTCCCGCGGACGGCTGCGGTTGAGGTCCTGGACCAGGAGACGCGGTGCGGCGTGCTGCTGTACCCGAATTGGCCATGACCCTTCCATGCGAACGAACGCTGGCGGTCCTCCTCGCCCGCAATTTCCTGGTGCGGCTCTCCAACGTCTACGTGGAGGGCGGCATCAAGGGGATCCGCCGAGAGGTACGCCAGGAGGCGAGGGCTGTGCTGCGGCATTTCCCCCACTGGTTCGACATTGGGCGTGCTGACTGCTGGGATGAGCAGGCTGCGCTGCTGTGGGCCAACGAGGAGGACAAGACATGACCGACCGACAAGGATCAGGAGCGGCGAGCGATGAACACTGACAACACGCAGGGCGGTGCCGAGCCGTCTCCTGCATCCGCTGGTTCTCACGGGCTGTCAGAGGCCGAGATCGACGCGCTGGAATACGTTGTGGTCGAAGGCCGAATCGCCTGCATGGGGGACTACGGCATCCTGCTGTCGCTGCTCATCAGGTTGCGTCCAGAGTGGGAAACGAGTGGCGATCTGGGTTTGCGGCCAGAGGAAGGCGATCTGCGAAACGGTTCATCAGAAGGCTGCGAAACGGTGCAGTGAGAACGACAAGGATCAGGGGCGGCGAACTATGAGCGATGATAACACGCAGGGCGGTGCCGAGCCGTCTTCTGCATCCGCTGGCTCTATGACGTTGCAGGATCGGTCGCCAAACTTTCGGGACAGCAAAGGCCGGCTATTTCTTGTTCGGTGCTATGCGTGCTGCGGCGAGCGAGGGCGAGAGAACTGGAGTCCTGTCGTTGCTACTGGTCAATGCGCGTGGTGTGGCTGGAGCGAGTAATAGAACGCCAGCGATCAGCGGCCCGCGACCTATGACCATGAACAAACCAACCGACGCTCTCGCGAGTCCGCTGTATCGCGTGGTTATGCGTGAACGACATTTGATGGAGCGACGGCGGCAAGTGACGCGACTAAGGAAATCGGAAAGCGCGCCGAGAGTACGAGGCCGGGATGATCTCCCGGTGCCGCCACTCCTTGCCTATTGTCGGTGGGTGATGCGACGTATGGCCGAGCCTCCGAGCCGGGCGGGCAAGGCGAACCGACGGGGCTCAACACCGTCGCCGCAATCTGGTAAGCGGCATTTTTCATTCGCATAACCAGTGTTTCTGCAGACCCGTATAAACGACCGGCTTGCTGGGTAACGTCCCAAGGCGTTCCGGGCCGTGCGGTGGAAGTCGATGCGGCGCAGGGGCTTCAGCTTAAATCAGAAAAGCGGACCAGCGTGTTCTACGGCTTATCTGCCGCATAACGCGAACGCCCACAAACTGGCGGAAAGTGACAGTTGACAGCATGAGCAGACACCTGATCCTATTGACCATGTGCATCTACGCCTACGTAGCTTGCGAGCAGTTATGTAAGAAAAACGTGCCTGGTTTTATTACTTGGGCGTCCTATGCAGTAGCCAACATCGGCCTGTGGATGATGGCCAAATGATGCTCCAGTTAAACCCGCCGATCTGGGTTGCCACGCCTCTCGGTGAAGGGTTCGCCCTGGTGCTGATCGACTACGGGCCGCACCTGAACAGCGTCTGGGTAGTACAGCGGTTCGACACAGGCGAGGTAGTACACGTTGACTCCGCAGAAGTGAGAGTCATGGGCAACGAAATGTACGACATTCCGCACCCAGAGGTGCCAGTTAAGAGGTGCATATGAGCAGTGAAGACGCTCTTTTCCTCCTGCATCGGATCGTCCAGCTAGAGGACGTCATTGCACAGTACAGACACACCGCAGAGTCCATGCGGGCGAGGCTTACTGAGCTAGAGAACCTCGTCAATAAAACTCCGGCCCAGTGTCCGCACATGACTTTTGTTGCCGACACCGGCCCTAGGTAGTACACAGTTCCCCCGAGGCGGTTCATCTTCTCGCAGCACCCGCCGGCTGTTAACCAAAAGCGCGAGCATAAACAAACGCCTGCCTATGCAGGAGCGGCTAGTCCGCACAAGTTGGCTAATGGTTGCGCGAAAGCCGGGCAACGCGCTGGTACTAGATCCAGCACCCCCCATGCGTCCCGGTCGATAGCTGAGAGCCTAACGATAAGGCAGCCATTGGTGGCCACTGGGCCAACTGAGAGTCAACCCCTTGCCTCTCAGCAGGGAATGGGTCTGCGCTGAGGAATGTACATGGCACGGATGACTAAGGCCGAGCGGGCCGCCATCGCGGATTGGGTGCAGTACCACCGCTGCTGTGCCGTGTGCTGGTGGCCGGAGTCTGATGGCCGCCGCCAGCTGGAGGTGCATCACCTTCAGGGTGGAGCCGGGCGAAGGCATGACGTCCGGAATTACCTCCGGCTCTGCGGCCGGTGCCATGACGTTTTACATGACGGTTTGGTTGCCGGGAACTTCCCGCCGCTGTACAAAAGCACACTGCTGTGGGCTAAGGAGCAGTCGGACCCAGAGAACTACGACCCGGAGTACCTCGCCAGCCTGCGGATGAAGCGGCACCTGGGCTACGAGCCCGAGCCGCCGGACGAGTGGTATCTGAACGAGCGTGAGATCAACCTGACCAGGGCAAGGAAGCCATGATCGCCATCCCACCGGAAGACTTGTTCGCTGACCTGGCCGAGGAGAACCCCGAGGCTCTCCTGGCGGACGGGTTTGAAGACGCCCTGATTGGCTACACATGCAACCACCACCACCCGGTAGTGGCCGTGTACGACCTGAATGCCTGCGTCCAGAAGCTGATGGAGGACGGCCTGTCTGAGGACGAGGCCGTGGAGTACCTGAGCTTCAACACCCTGGGGGCGTACGTGGGGCCCGATGGGCCGCTGTTTGTGAGGACCAAGCATGGGCCGTAGCCAGAGGGAGAAGGGGAAAAGGGGCGAGCGATTGGCCGCAAAAGCGGTGTCCCAGGCAATCCGCTTGCCGGCCAGGCGTGGCGTGCAATTCAAGGGGGGCGCCGACTCGGCCGACCTGGAGGTGGAGCTGGAAGGCGTCCACTGGGAGGTCAAGTTCGTAGAGCGGGAATCGATCCGGTCCTGGATGAAGCAGGCCGAGGCGGATTCAGGCGGCCTGGTTCCGGTGGTCCTGAGCAAGAAGGCAAGGGAGCCGTGGCTGATCACGCTGCCGCTGGAGAGGTTGTATGAGTTCCACGCCAGACTGGAGGCCGCGGCTGCTCAAGCGCTTTCGGCGCTGGGCACAGGCGAACTTCCCACTGCCGTATCCGGTGAGAGTCTACCTGCGACCCCCGGCCAAGCTGCCGGGGATGCTGGGGTACTTTGAGTTCAACGAGGATGAGATGCGTGGGCTCATTGTCATTAGTAACACGCTGACACGGGATAGTTTTTTAGACACATGCTGTGAGGAGTGGGCACATGCAAGAACCGCGTATCTGTGTGATCGGGAAGAAGACCCCCATCACAGCGTCTTTTGGGCCGAATACGGACGCATTGTCGGAGCCAGCAGGGAGTATCAGTGGTGACCCCTACCGGGAGATTTGCGACGAGCTGTACCGCCTCCTGACCAGGAAGCGGAGCTATTACGGGTGCAAGGAAGACCCCCTGGAAAACGCCCTGGGCGTGGAGCAGGACGGCATCCCGGCCTGGCAGTACCAGACGGCCAGGATCGGAGAGAAAACCCGCCGGCTAAGGGGGCCGCTGGAGACAATTACTAGACAGAAGACCCTCATGGACATCGCCGGCCATGCGGTGGTCGCTATTGCCTGTGAACGGCGCAAGGAGCCCCTAAATGACTGACAAGTTCCTGATCGTCCGGTGGCTCCTGTCCAACACCACGGTGTTGAAGGAGATCGCCAACATCGTCGCCGGCTGGAGCGACAGTCTCAGCCTCTCGCAGAAGCTGGAGATCGTTTACCTGATCGCCAAGGCGGTCCTGCCGGTGATCGAAACCTTCCCGCTGTTCCAGGCCCAGGCCCTGTCGGCCGAGGAGCAGGACGAGGTCATGGCCACTGCCCAGGCGGAGTACGGGATCCCGATTCCGATTCTCCTGACGGTGGTCGCGCCCATCGTTTCGACGCTCATCCAGGTCTTCATCGCCAGGCGCAACCAGAAGTGATCGGCCACCTCCCACCGTACCGTGTAGAGGCAGTCGCACACGCCCTCCCCTCCTCCGGCGTGGACTGGTCGCTCTCCGCGTACGGCATCCCGGCCCTCTGGAGTCAGCACCAGGGGGCCGGGGTGCGGGTGGCGATCCTGGATTCCGGAATAGAGCCCGGCCATCCGGCCATGGAGGGTGCCGTGAAGGAGCATCGCAACTTCACCACCGACTGCAGCCCTTACGACACCAACGGCCACGGGACCCATGTGGCGGGCGTCCTGGCCGGCAGGGGTTCGATGCGTGGCGTGGCTCCCCAGGCGGAGCTGCTGTCGTTCAAGGTCCTAAACAACAACGGCGCCGGATCACTGCAGCACGTGACGCAGGCGATCCATGCCGCCATTGAAGCCAAGGCCAACATCATTGTGATGAGCCTGGGCTGCCCTGTCAGCGTGCCGTATCTGCAGGAGGCATGCGCCAATGCCGCAGAGCAGGGTATTGCGGTTGTCTGCGCCGCTGGGAATGACGGCGGCAGTGTCAACTACCCAGCGGCATACGGCAGCGTGATCGCCGTTGGGGCCGTGGACCAGGATGGGCAGGTCTGCGAGTTCAGCTGCCGCGGGCGTGAGATTGCCGTTGCCGCCCCTGGCTATCAGATCACCAGCGCCTGGCTGGGTGGCAAGTACGCCACCCTCTCTGGCACAAGCATGGCCGCCCCGTTTGTGGCCGGCGTCCTGGCGTTGCACGCCGGCAAGTGCGGCACGGCTGGCCTGGCGCAGAAGGCCAGCAAGATTCTCCGAGAGACGTCCACGGATGCCGGGGATCCTGGCAAGGACGGCATGTACGGGTGGGGCTTAATCAATCCAACCAGCCTGGTTGGGAACGGATGCAGGGTGATCGTATGACGGCAACTCAGATTGTGGCACTGTTGTCAGCCGCTGGCGTGGCGGTGATGTACCTCTGGCCGCTGGTCCAGTGGGCCTTTCAGGGAAGCCGGGCCCCTGTCCTGCTGACCCATATCCGCAACGTCATTGCCGTGCGCGACTCGTACCGCACGCCCGAGGTGACGCAGGCATGCAACGCCCTGATGGAGGCCCTGCTGGGAATCAAATGATGAAGCATGTCTTCGCGGCCCTGGCGGCAGTCGGCCTGATCTGGGCGTTCATGCCCGAGGTCCCCAAGCCCGCCCCTCCGGCCGCCGTGTCGAAGGTGGGCATGGCCCTGCGGCCAGCCACCAAGGCGGATCGCACGCGGGTGTCATCGTTCTACGATGCCATGGCGGATGTGGTGTCCCGCAGCAAGTCGATCACCACCATGGATGGGTTCCGCCGGGTGCATGCCACAAGCCTGGACGAGGCCTTCAAGGGGACTGACCTCCCCGGCAAGTACATCGGCCTGGATGTGGCCATCGATGACGAGCTGGTGGCCGCGGTTGGCAAGGACAACACCGGCCTGGACGGCGAGACGAACAAGCGGGCTGCCCTGGTGAAGGCATTGCAGAAGGTGGCCGCTGATGCCAGGTGACTTCGACAGCACAGAAGAGCTGGTGCGGGCCTACCAGTTTGGCGGCCTGGCCGGCTACGTGCCGAGCCCACGGGAGAAGATGGAGTTCCTGGAGACGAACCCGCTGCGTTCGTTCCAGTCGCCTGGCAGTGGGAAAGGGAAGCGTGCCATGCTCTGGGGATACGTGCGGCAGCTGGACCCAGGTGCGTTCAGCGAAAAACAGACAGAAGGCGACTGTGTCTCACATGGGAGCCGGAACGCCAGGGATTGCAGCCGCGCCGTGTCGATCCTGCTGAAGGGCAAGCCCGAGGAGTGGGTTGTCCGCACCGCCACGGAGCCCACGTACGGGGCCCGCGGTCACTCCGGTGCAGGCATGAGCCCGGCCCGGGCGGCCAGGTTTGAGCGCGACACGGGCTTCCTGGCACGCCAGAAGTTCGATGGCGTGGTGGATCTGTCGGTCTACAACGGTGCCCTGGGTGCCAGGTGGGGATCGACAGGCGTCCCCAAGGCGGTGCTGGACCTGTGCAACCGCAACAAGGTGGGGACCATCGCCCTTGTCCGCACCATGGACGATGCCATGGATGCCCTGTTCAACGGGTACGGCATCCACTCTGGGCAGATGGCAGCCTGGTCCGACAGGCCAAGCAGCAAGAACATCCACCCGCGTGTCAGCCCGGGATGGGCCCATGATATGGCCACCGTGGGCTATGACGACACAAAGGAGTTCTGGCCGTTCCGGGTCTGGTTCATAGCCAATAGCTGGGGGCGGTGGAACCAGCCGGTCAAGGACTGGCCATCGATCTACCCCGAGCAGATCCCCGGCATGATCGTCACTGACGATGCCGGCTACGCCACGTGCGTGGAGAGCGAAGACATCTGGGCGTACTCCGACGTCCAGGGCTACCCTGCCCGCCCGCTGCCTGACCTGGGTAGCATAGGGAGAATCTGATGCCGCTCTACTGGAACGAGTACACCCCGCACTACGTTGCCGTCATCGCCATCCACGCTGCGCTGGATGCCGAGCAGGCGAGCCCATCCCCCGCTCCGCCCAAGCCTGCCGACCCCAAGTGCGTGAAGTGCAGTGGCACCGGCAAGGTTCGCACGGGAGATGGACAGCATTGGACGGACTGCAGTTGCACGGAGAGGGCAGCATGCCCCGATGGACGATGCCCAAAACCATAGTCCGGGTGAAGGCCCAGGGTTTTGGGCACACGTGGATCTACCAATTCCCCCCTGGTCAGTGGCGGTCTGCCGTGAGAAAGATCATGGCCGACGTACGGGCAGGTTCGTTGCCGGACGAGGCGGCCGGCGGTTTGCTAGAGCTGATCGCGGAGGGGATTGATGACGACTGACCAGGTACTGATAGGCATCACCGTCTTGGTGGCGGTGGTTCCCTGGGCCATGAGCATGCACGCGAAGGTGACGATGATCGCACATGCCATGGAAGGGCTCCCGGAACTGGTGCATCAGACCCAGGTCCAGTTGGAACGACATGAGCGGGCGATCACGGCTCTCCAAGCGGCAACAGCAGCTCGTCGCTGAATACTCAGAGATGGTCACGCAGGTGGCCAGGTACTTCGTCCAGAACCGGCCTGGCTGGCAGCGGTCGCTGTACATCCCGGACCTAGAGGGCGAGGGGTTCCTGGCCCTGTGCCGTGCCGCCCGCACGTACGACCCGGCGAAGTTGCCCTACCCCAAGAAGTATTTCGCCCGGGCTATCCTGAACGCGATGCTAAAGTCGATCAGGCGGCTGACCCGTACGCCTGGGGAGCGGATCTCCCTGGAAGATGCCGAGGCGGCGTTCGCCCATGAAGACGCCATCGACCACCTCCAGGACGCCATCGCCGGCATGCCAGAGCGCGACCAGCAGATGGCGGTCTACCGCTTCGTAGAGAAGAAGCGGCTGGTGGATCTGTCGGAGGAGTTCGCCATCAACATCCGGACGGCTGCACTGGCGAGCCGCCGACTCGCAAGGACGATCTCGCTACGGCTGGGAATCCCTGCTGAGTCGCCAGAGACAGAGCGTGAACGTCCGACACACTGTAGATCCCGCCCTTCTGATCTATCGACCGCTTCCCCGGCTTCGTCACCCGCTCCTCCAGGAGCAGCATCGCAATCTGCCGGTAGCTCATCCCGTCAGCGTGCAGCCCGCAAACACGCTGGCCCAGCTCACGCTCCGACTCCAGCGGAATCAGGTAAGCGCCCTTGCCAGGCCGGTCCTTCGTCCACCCGAAAGGCCGGTTCCCGTGGCAGCGGTTGTGCTGCTTCAGGTAAGCGAAGCAGTCGCGGACTCGCTGCGAAATCAGCTCACGCTCAAACTCAGCGAACGAAGCCAACTGGTGGAAAAACAACCTGCCTTCGGGGCGGCCCAGGTCCAGGCCGAGGTTCAAAAACACGGCCCTGACGCCACGCTCCTGCCAGATGTGAACGGTGTCCGCAGCATCTCGCAGGGACCGGAACGCCCGGTCATGCTTAGCGAACACCACCGTGTCGCCAGGGTTCAGCCCGTCCCACAGCAGTCTCCCCTGCGGCCGGTTCCGCAGAGGAGACTTGCCGGTGACGTCCTCGTCTACGCAGATGCAGGCGATCACGCCAGCCTTGCGGGCGTAGTCGCGGATCAACTCCTGCTGGTTGGCCACGGAGTTCTGCTGGTCATCGGTGCTGACTCGCACGTATCCCCACAGTTTCATGGCTGCCTCCGGTAGCACAGGAACAGGATGATGGTCCAGAAGAACGCCGCCGACAGCAGGCTACTCATCACCTAGCATCTCCTTCAGGTGCTTCCGTGCCCGCCGCTCGCCCTCCTCAAGGACCTCCGCAGAGGGAGGCACGTAGTTGTCAGGGAGCCATAGACGCGACGCTACAAACCACCCGTCCGGGGCAGCGAGGTCAGCGAGAGCGCCGCATGACTCGCCGCCGCCGTGTTCGTACTCGTCAACACTGCCGAACATAGAAGCCTGCGAGACATGCTCTTCCCGCATTGCCCCGCATGGCATCCACTTGCCGTCGCGTTCTTCGACGGGCACGTAGAACTGCCGGAACTCAGTGTCTTCCGGGCCGATACGCTTCGCCATGATGATCTGCTGGTACTTCATTTGGTCCTCCGCACCCACCATCCACTCCGCCGCAAGAAGTCACGGGCAGCACGCTGCATATCCCGCTTAGACTCCTTGTCATCCGGCCGCAACTGGGTCATCAAGCCAACCGCCGACTCCCCTGTTGGGGTATTCCAGACGGTGTGAACCGACTCTAACCAGACCAGGGTCAGCCCGGCCAGGACGACGTTCGCCATCCCGCCGTTCGTCTCCTGGTTGCGTTGATGCTGCCGCAGATAGAGGTCGCGGATGTGTTCCCGCAACTCGTCGGCAACATCGACTGCCACACTGGGCATGCATTCGTCCGGATCGACTTCATCGAAGTTCATCGTCCCTCCAAGGTGTGAGCCAGCAGTGTGCGGGCGATGCCGACTAACTCGGTGGTTAGCAGCATCAGCACCGCCACTGCCAGCATGTGAAGTATAGCAATCAGCTGCGCGTCCTTGCGCATCATAGTCCTCCTTAAGCGACGCTGCCTTCCTGGCTCACAGTGATGTGGAACGTCATGGTGATGGGCTGGTTGGGATGCACCTTCACCTCCACTGGCTTGTGGAGAAAGGCCGTGTCGAAGTACAGCTCGTCACCCAGCGTGGGCTCAGCCACCTGCACGGGCTTGGCTGCCCGGACCAGCGTGTGGTTCTTTGACTTCCGCAGTTGCGGGAGCCGGAAGCCACGCTGACGCAGCGAGAACGTGCGGCCGTGGACGATGGCGTTGGTGACGCCAAGGGCCTTGGCCAGGTCCGACACGGTGCCGCCAGCCTTGAACACGCGGGTGTACTCGGTCACAAAATCAGCCTCATTGAAGCGCTTCGGCATCATTGCTCTCCTTGCTCAGGGGTAGTAATCCGTACAGCCAATCACCTATCGCACTGACCCACGCCAGTAGTTCCGTATCCTTCAGCGGGAACAGTGCCGTAGATACGGAGATCCCTCCGTAGTTCTTGACACTGCGCCGCAGCACCCAACCCGCCCCGGACTCGTACCAGATGTGGTACACAACGCCCGGGGCGGGGCTCCATTCCTTCATCAGACGGCCAGCAACTTGGCGCCGCACTCGGCATCGACCACGCCGTGCAGGCGCTGCGTCCGCCGGGCGAGGTCGCCGTACTGCTTCAGCACCTCGGTCACGCTGTTGAAGTAGGACCACAGCGTGGGCTCAGCGAACTCCGGGTGGCGGGGCGAGTCGTACTCGTCCAGCACCTCGCTGATCGCCCGGGCCGGGATCGCACCAGCACGGTAGGACCGCAGCACCAGGTCATGCAGGTGCGGAAGGCCGCGGATCTCCTCATGCTTGTAGGCTTCGATCCGCTTGTGCTGGTGGCCCCGCTTGTCGATCAGCTGGGCCACACCCTCATTGACCAGCCGGGGCAGACGGTCCAGGACCAGGCGGCTGTGCTTGGTCTTGACCACCACCTCGGCGCTGAACGCCAGGTTGTCGCAGACGAACACCCTGGAACCCAGGCAGAACGACACCGGGAAGGACTTGTCATGGGAGTTCCGCACCCCGATGACCGTGGAGTAGTCCGTGCCGCCGGCCAGGGTGATGACGCCGAACATCCGGGCGCCACCCTTGGAGAGGGCGAACGAACTGTCGGTGATCTCCAGGCCGCTGGTGACCAGCGACTGTTCGACCATCTGCACCACATCGCCGTGGGCCACGGGGGTCCAGGTGTGGGTGGACGCGGGGACTTCGATGTTGTCGATCTGGCTGCGGTCAACGACCTGGCCGCCGGCATGAACAATCAGACCAGTCATGGGCACCTCCTAGAAAAAAGAAAACCCCGTCAGCACGCTGCTGGCGGGGCAAACCGCGTCAGTACCGTACATGCGTACAGTAGTAAGTCAGTCAGTCGGATTCAACGAAAGTCTCCTTGGGTTTCCAGTGGGCCTCGGCGTACCTGCCCGCAGCCAGGATGGCCTCTCTCTCATCCCGGTCAAACCCGGCGGCGGTCTGTTCCGCAGACCACAGCGTGGCGGACCTGGCAACGATCAGCCACAGGCCATGCCGCACCTTGTCGGTCAGGCGTGGCTTCACTTGTCCTCGGACAGCCCTTTGGCACGCCGCTGATTCTGTGCCACTATCGCATCACGGGCCTCACCCCGCGTGTTGAACTCCCCAACCAGCCACGTGTAGCCGGTCGCGGATGTGCGGCCATGCACCTGATAGACCGTCCGGCCGCCGTCCTGCACTTCCTCAATGCGATACGTGTACTCAGGTCCCATGTAGCACTCCACAGTTTCCTTCCAGCCGGCCATCACTTCACCTCCTTGGGGATGGTGGGCCACTCGGTGCCATCCAGCCAGGCATCGAAGTCATCCACGTAGCACTCCACGTACGTCGGATCGTAGCCGTGCTTCTTCAGGGCCTCGTCCAGCTCAGTCATCTCAGCATCCTCCTCCAGGTACAGCATGTCATTGCGGTACGTGAAGTCTGTGCCGATTCCGATAGCCTTGGCCAGAGTGGACGGGACTTCCGCCCAGCCGTGGCCAGGGTCTTCGATGTACCTCAGTTTGATCTTCTTAGGCATCACTCCCTCCCTTCTGCTTTGGCTATGGCAATATCCGCACCCCGCATGGCGTCCATTGTCTCAGGCCATGGTTCAATCCCGTGCTGACGGAGCATGACAGAGCATTGCCACAGCTCATGACTTGCAGCAGCTAGGGCATCTACCAGATTCGGCGCCGCCGCCATCAACCGCTGGCTCTCACGCTTGTCTCTCCCCCGCAGGATGCTGGGGTATTCACTGTCACTGAATGGCATCGTCCCTCCAGGTTCCACCTGGGCCACGCTGCCCAGGTTCGTACATAGGAAACTCATCGCCAGGCCTGCGACCCAGAAACTTACCGCACGCACGGCAGTCTGTCGCTATCCACCCGGCACGCCGGGCTGAGTCCCGGTCGCGCCACTGATGCTGCCCCCATGGGCATGTCTTAGGCTTCTGCTTCTTGCTCACCACCGTCCCTGCTTCATGCGTCGATGTCCTCGGATGGATCGTCCGGCTCTTCGCCGTACACCTCAGCCCGCGGAACGCCCGCCTCCACGGCCTGCTCCTGCATGTACTCCAGCAGGGAGATGATGCCCCAGCCAGGATGCGCCTGGTCATGCCAGAGGGCAAACACCAGGGCCGCTTTCTGGGATCGCAGCATCGGCCAGTCCACGCCATGCACGCAGACCGTATTGGGAACCGTGCCGTATCCGATGATGGCGGCGGTTGCATTGGGGTTGTTGGGCATCAGTCGTCCTCCTCCACAAGGGTTTCGTAGAACCGCTGGTTGCAGTTCCGCATGAACTCGTAGGGATCGTTACCATTCTGGTCGCACAGGTGCATGATGCTGACAACCAACGTCTCCATCACTGCGCCCAGGTCGTTGGTGATCTCATCGTCTGTGGCGAATCGCTGGCACGCTTGCATGCCGTGCTTCGCCAGTCTCTTGTCGCCAGTCAGCATCAGTAGTCCTCCTCTATTGGTTCATCGCACTCATACTGCGAGTTGGTCAGCACCTCCGGGCGGTAGCGGGCAAACTTCTCGGCACGGCAGACGCGGCAGACCCGGGTGAGCGGGATGCCACGGGCGTCGTACTCTATGTGGGACGGCTCGCCGGAGCCGCACGGGCAGGGTCTGGTCATTCGTTTGGCGCTCCGTAGTCTGCGGGGTTTTCGGCCATGTCCAGCAGGATCTCCAGCCGCTTCTCTGCCTCTTCGCTGCGGCGATGGTAGTAGTGTTCGCCTTTCGGGGACCGCAAGACTTCTACGCTCCAGGACTCCATGTGCTGGGTGGTTTCGTCGGGGTGCTGTGGCAGCAGCCGTGCCATCTGCCGGACGGCATCGACCGGGCTGTCGCAGTCCCGCATCACCACATCCAGGGTCACGTAGTAGTAGCCCATCACTGATCCTCCACTGCCCGCCTCACTTGCGCACCACGGGTACGGGATCGCCGTGATCGCTTATCCAGATGCACACCGGAACCGCTCCGGTGTGCGTTGTGCCCCTTGCCTATCCCCCAGATGGGCCGGGCGTTGATGCGGATGCGGGTCACTCGTCCCACTCCTGATTTGTCACGCCGTCCATCTCCATGCCGCCACCCAGGCAGAAGTCCATTACGCGGGACTCCATTTCGGTGACGAAAGCATCCAGCGCCGCCTTGTCACGCACCCGGAAGTTCCAGGCCGAGAGCCAGGTCTTCCAGTAGTCGCGGACCAGTTTGTCATGCTCCCGCTTGGGGAGTTCCTTGAATCGCATGGTCATTCGTCGTACTCCTTGTTGAACATCTTGTGCCGCTTCAGCAGTCGCACTGCCCCTCTGTCTGCCGCCTCTAGGATGTCCCAGTCGCCGCGGGCGTAGGCGTAGTGGCAGTTGTCCGCCACCTCCAGCAGGTCGCGCACCTGCTTCTTCAGCCAGCGAATCTCCTTGGACATGGACTTCACCACATCCAGGGAGGCATTCAGAATCTTGTCTTGTGTGACGTCAGGCATCACTCAGCCTCCGGGGGTAACAGGTGCATGACCCACCACGCATCAGCCAGTTCGCTGGCCCACTCGTTCGCCTCGTCATGGCTATTGAACGGCCCTGTCACCTCAAACCCTTCGGCTGGAGTGCCAGTCACCACGCAGTATTCCCACTCACCACGGCTCATGGACGCTCCTCCATCACACGCTCCAGTCGCTCCACCCACTCGGGCCGACGCTCTTCATCCTGGGCGTAGGCCCAGTCAAGAACCTCCACGCACGCCGCGTTCAGCCGTGCCAGCAGGGCATGCCTCCTCTCGGCAGTGATCAGCAACTTCGCCAGTTGCGGCGTGTGCTTGTCGTACTCCGCGTTGCCGTCGTAACTCATCACTCCACCTCCACATTGCTATCGGTTTCGATCCACACCCGGGCACCGCAGGAGAGCGGGGCATCCGGCTCGTATCGCACAACACAAGGTCCATTAATCCGCACGGCGTGTCCGTACTGGTTGTCCTTATAGGTCTTGACTGTCAGCACTGGCTCACGCTCCCCGGTCTTGGTGTTCCGGCGGATGATGTGCTGGTTAACGTGAACGATGGTCTTCAATGCTAGCCTCCTGCTTGAGAGTCTCCCACGCTGCCCACATCCGCATGGACATGGCAAGGCGAGCCCGCTGCCCAGCCGGCAGATGGTATGTCCATGACTCGCTGACGTTGTCTGTGATCTCCACTGGCTCGCGGGCCATGGCGACGGCGTACAGCAAGGCAACCTCGGCCTCGTCGCACGTAGCGACGTACTCCGCCAGCCTGCCGCGAGCGTTCAGTGTGTGAATCCTATCCATGGGTTCCTCCTTGCTGCGCATCGCCAATGGCATCTTCAATGAACCACTCTTCGCAGTCGATTCCGGCCTTCTTCAGGTCCAGAGTCAGGCTTTCGATGGCACTGTCGGCCTCGGCGCTGCCCGGATCTGGGATGTCAGGGAACTTAAAAACCACAACCACATCCATACTGTACCTCCGTACACCTGTTGAAACGTGTATGAAAAAACCCCTGCCGGGTACTAGCTGACAACTTTCCCCGGCAGGGGCCCAACGGAGCCGGCTTGCGCCGACACCAACCCTATTCTACCACAACCTCACGCATGAAGGACAGCGTAGCGGGGATGTTAACGCACTCCCGCAGTTTGCTGCCCGGATGCGCCCGGTGCCGGAACCCATGCGTCCACCAGCCGTCATGCATGGAGGAGCCCATGTACTGCCACACCTCGTTGAACTCGGGATTGTAGCAGGATGTCGGGCTCTCCATCCCCTGGTTGATGGGGCAGGCGGCCAGTCGCTCCCACATGTAGTCCCACTCCGCCGTGTCCCGCTGCACCATGGCAAGTGGTGGCAGGCGGTCCATGGTTTCCCGCAGATTGGACTCGTCCATCGTCAGACTCCCTCCCTCGCAGCGTGAATCAGGGCAATCGCCAGTTTGCGGTAGTCGATGGCGTCGGCTACCGAATCGATGTCGATGTGCCCCGCGATATCCTCCAGGTCCAACTCGCCGGCCAAGTCAGACACGCTGATCTCGCTGGCGATGTCGGACGTATCCAACGCACTAGCGATCTCCTGGTGATCAACCTCTCCGGCCAGGTCAGCAATGTCGAACTGCTTGGCCAGGTCTTCGATGCTGATGCACTCAGCCAGCGTCTCGTACTCAATGGCATGGTCGGTCTGCTTGACCAGGTCCACCACCCGTTCAGCAATCGGGTCGATGTCCATCTGCAACTGCACGCGGCGTGCAACTTCCATGGTATCGACAAGCACTGTCGGGTCGGCAGGGAACACATCGTTAATGGCGTCGGACACGGTCTGGCGGACGTAGTCCTTGAAGCGATTTGTCAGTCGGTTGTAAAGGCGGCGAATCATCTTGGTTCCTCCTCAGTCGGCGGCCAGGGGCATGATCACGGCTTCAAACTTCACATCGGTAAAGGCACAGAAATGCACGGCACTCTGTCGGTCAGTCGCTGACACCTGCACCTGTTCGTATCCACACTGGATGGCAGTCTCGGCCATGTCCCGGACGAAGCGGGCGTCCAGCCGCGTCTTGACGCCCGCCAGTTCCAGGTCCATGAACAACTGATGCACCTTGGGCTGTGCCTTGATCGCTGCCCGGGCCTGCTCACGCAGGTCGCGGACGTTGACGTCGGCACACTTGGCCGTGCCCGGCGGGTACAGCACATCCTCAGTCTTGGGCCACTTGTGATCGACACTCTCTGAGGGCACGGTGTGCCCGCAGTTCTTGCCGTACAGCGTGACCACACCGTTCAGGCTGGCGGAGTAGCCGCCATCCTGCACGCCGACAGTTTTCAGGGTCTTGGACAGGGTCTTGGCCGGCAGGCGGTACTCGCCGTCCGGTCCTTCGCCCTGCCAGGTCAGGCGGCACAGGCGCCGCCCGTCCGTGGCCTCGGCAAACACCGTCCCGGCTTCCCGCCGGAGGCGTACGCACTCCAGCTGATACCGGCTCTGCTCGTCATCGGTCCATTTGGGCAGGGCTGCAATGGCCTTGGGCATGTGCATCACGCAACCTCCTGTGGGCTTGCAAACTCCGAGCCAAGAACCTTCCAGGCAGTGTCGCCAGGTTGGCACCACATCCACCGCCCTTTGTCAAACAGGTACAGATACTCCGCCCATGAGGCAGCAAGCGCCTTCCCGAACTGCGAAACAGCCCGAGCCCCAGTGAACACACGGGCTTCTGTGTCCTTATCGCCGCGATCCCTGCCGTAGGCTGTGGTCCAGTTGTTGACGCGCTGCGGGGAATCGTCCCCGTAGGTTTCAAAGTCATGCTTCTCGCCTACCTCGTTGCGTAGGGCCGAGATGTCTCCCAGGTCCAGGAGGGCGTTGATCTTCTCGGGGCAGCGGTAACTGCCCGCAAGAATGACGCCGTTATGCTCCAGGTAGCCGTCCCAGTGGCAGTAGATGCCGCGGACGCGGGTGACCTTGCCCTGCTCGTTGCGATCCACCAGACCGATGCCGCTTCGCGTGCCCATTACACGTTCTCCAAGATGCCACAGACGTCCTTGTAAACGCCCGCAGTACGGCCGTCGTACTGGGGATACTTCCTCACAAACTGCCGCACCACATAGGCCAGCCGCTCACTGCGGCTCTGCCCGTATGCACGGGAGGCATGCCAGCACTGGCTGACATAGCCCTTCTCGTCAGGCCGGATGAAACGCAGTTCATAGTCCGGCACACGCTCCAGGGATTGCATGTAGTCAAAGTCCATCGGCCGTCTCCTCGCCAGAAAACCCGTAGTCAACGCCCATGCCCTGCGTGAACTCGCCGTTGATGCGAACAATCGCGCCGGGCTCAAACACATCGCCTGCCATGGCGTGCCACTTGTCGAACACCTGCCCGGCGGTGGCTCGCACATCCGGCAGGACGACAGGAAACTCCGTGGTGTAGAACGCACCAATGGAGCCGCGAGGCCGCACCGGAATCGACGCCGTGTAGCGATACTGTTTCTCCATGTCACACCTCACGCTGCCAGGTAGTGGCCGGGCTCAGCATCGGCGGGGTGTACGTTCCCCACCTGGTCAATGCCGGTCGGCACTGCAAACTCCGACTCGCACGCATCTTCACGCTTGTCGCCGGCAGCCTTCAGCCGCAGGCCGACACACACATCCACCGGGTCCAGGAACCGCAGTTCCAGCCGGTCACCGTCCACCACAGGCCAGACCTTCCCGTTGGGGTCAGTCCAGGTGGCGGGGAGGTAGCCAAACTCGCTACCCCACGGGTTCCACACGGTGTCAAACACCACTGCCACGTTGGACTTGGTGCGATACACACGCTCCCAGTCCTTGGCCTGTGTGCCGTCGTTGTAACTGTAGGTCAGGTGATAGTTACTGGGGGTCTTGCCCAGACGCTCAGAGCATTTGGTGTAGTCCCAGAACCGCCAGTTGTAGTCGTACATCCAGGGAAACAGTGACAGCCAGTTGACGTCACTGTCGATGTTGGTGCGGGCAGCGACGATGTAGTCACCGCGGTTCCGCTCCACCCGGTCCATGTCACGCCGGAGGTAGGCTCCGAATGACCTGGGGTTCTCATACAGCCACTTGGTCAGGTTGATGCGTGCATCCCTGACGAAGTCCGACTGCCCGTGGCCTGCCTCCCAGGTCACACAGGGGCCAGAACACAGGGAGAGCCCCCTGCGATTGGCCCACTGCCCGATCTCCTGGATATCCATCCCATTGTCCAGCATCTCCTGCAGGACAGACCGCCTCAGAGCCCGTGGGCAGGAGTTGAACCCAGAGGAGTCAGACGATGCCAGGGAGATCCCATAGACCTTGTACTCATCTCCATGGTGTCGGATCTTCGCATTGTTGTCACCGTCCTGCAGGATTGTCGCAATTTTGTAAGCCATGACACTCTCCGTTGTGGTGTGACCGCTGTCCGCACGGTCCTGTGAGCAACACCGCTGTCCGCACGGTCCAGGCAGCCCCATCGCTGCCCGCACCCGTCACCGGCCGGCGGGGAGCCGGCGGTGGTGTACGGCCGTCCACCGGGGAGGTGAACAGCCGTACAGTCTACACTGGGAAAACCCCTGTTTTCAGCGGGAAAACCAGGGGAAAACGGCCGGAAAACCGGCCGCGACGGCGGCGCGAACCGCCGACTTAATAAGCCGGGACCGGCGCCGCCAAAAAACCGGAAAATCTCGCGGCCCCGGTCCCGGCTAGTAGGTGGCGAGCCGACGAACGGCCCGCCCGCCGCCCAGCGACCCGGGCAACCAACGGAGCCCTACCATGTCCGCCACCTACACCCTGGAACCCGCCACCAAGACGCAGCCCGCGACGCTGGTCGTCCGAATCCCGGTGAACGCGAACCCGCCGCTCTCGTCCACCGGGAAGACGAAGATCGTCGCCAGCACCCACGGCAACCAGCCGACGCCGATCACGGTCGACGGGCAGGTTGTCAAGGTCGGCCTCACCGCCTTCGTCAAGGCGTGAGTCCGGCACCCGCCCCCGTGCCACGCCGCACGGGGGCGGCTCCGGCTTCATTCCTTCCCCATCCAGGAGACTGCCCTATGTGGACAGTTGAACTCACCGCCGATTACCGCGGCCCTCGCGGCCGGGTGGTCACTGACATGCACCGCCATCGGGTGATGAACATCGACGCCGCCGTCCGAGTGACGGCAGCCCGCTGGCAGGTTGTCGGCCGCCGCCGTGGAACGACGCTCCACGCCCGGTACACTGCGGATAACGGGCAGGTGATCACCCGTACCATGCGGCAGGTTTGATACAGTCACACAGCCCCGGGGGACGATGTACTTGACACGCCCCCGGGGACTGCCTTACAATCCCCTCACCGGTGCTGACACACCGGCACAACCAACGGAGGACCGATACCATGTATGCCACCATCCCCGCCCGTGAGGGTTTGAACTTCCCCGCCGCCACCGCCGCCGACTGGCAGCAGGCCCGCCGCCGCTTGGTCGGGTGGCTGGTGACGCATGGGGTAGACCGCGACCGGGCAGGCGAGATCGCCCAGGAGGTTCTAGTGGACCTCCTGACCCGGCAATGGAAGGACCGCAGCCCCGCCACCCCACGGGTAGCGGTGGCTTGGCGGATCGCCACCGCCAAGCGCTACGGCATCGGCAGCATGACGAAGGAGGGGCACCGCCACGCCCGCCGCCGCCGCCGCACCGGCCAGCAGGAGGCCCAGCCCGCCGCAGAGCCGTTGATGGTGCGGGACGTCTCAGGACGCCCCGGGCCCGATGCAATCGCCGCAGCCATCGAAAGCGCCGCCGGCCCAGTGATCCCGTCCCCAGTGGCCACGCGCCGCCGGGCGAGGATCGAAGCATGGGTCCGCGACGCCGTCACCGGCTGGGGCGAAGGGGACGAACCCAACACCGTCCCCAGCGTGACGGACCTTGGCCCGGGCTACACGCCACCGGCCAGGGGGTGCCGAGGCTTGCACCGGGACACGGACCCGCGACCGGCCGCAGCCGTGCAGGCCGAACCCCTCACGGGTGAGAACCTCACAGCGTACCGGCAGCAGGTAGCAGCCTATTACGCCCGATGAGGGCAAGCCCGGGCGGCAGGCAGCGACCACGCGCCGCCGCCCGGGCAACCGCACACGGCCACAGCCCCGGCAGGGGCGAACCCGACACGGGTACGGCACCGGGCGAGGGTAGCGCGCACCGCGACCCCGGCCAGCCGTCAGGCCGCATCCGCCGCTCCGGCTTGCAACCGGCAGCGGCGCCACACGCCGCCGGGGGACAGCCAACCCCGGCGGCTACCGTACACCACAACCGGCGGTCGCGATCCGGCCGCACCACTAACCAAGGGAGGACCGATGGAGCCAGCCAACGGCCGCGGGTGATCCGCGGCCGCGGTGACGATCCAACAGCATGGGCCCGAGCGGACGCGCACGGCCCCGGGGAATGGCAGACGCCCGACGCTACAAAGACCTGCCGCACCGCACACGCCCGCGACGCCCGGCACCAGGCCGACGCACCGCCCGCGACGCTCGCCGCCTGGTCCACGCGGCCGGGAGGGAGGGAGGCCGAGGGGCAATGCACGGCCCACGCGACCCGGCCGCGACCGCCGCCGCCGCCCGGGCACCACCGCACACCACAGAGAACCAGCCGCACCACAGCGGCAGGCCGGACGATGGCCGATCCGGCATCCAAACCGTAGCGGACACCTAACCCGAGGCCCGACAACGGCTTGCGGCCGAGGCCGTTGGCGGCAGTGTACACCGGAGCAGTATCGGCGCCGCCTCGCATCTGCTGTCGCAGATGCTCGGCGGTTTTGTCGGTGGCTTCCTCGCTATCGCTCGGAAGCCCCCTCTCCCCCCAGTCGCTTCGCGACTGGGTTGTCAATCCCGCCCCCGGATATTTTCCGCCCTCTAAGTGCCATATGGCCCGCTGACACCCCTCCCCCACCGAGAACACAGCCAATCTGAAGCGCCACGTGGCCCGGCTGGACACTGGTTCGTATCACCGGGGCGAAGACGTTTGCGACAACCTGGTGCTGCTTGCGTGTCGGCTACGAAACACGCCGCTTGGGCAACGATATGAGGCCCCGGGAATCGGAGGTCACCGACCCGCCGGCACTGTGCATGACATCACGGTAGCCACTACGCCCCCGGAGGACGCTCCGGGGGCTTTCTTGTTCCTGGCGGGCACTGATAGGTGTACCGGGAGTGATATATGCCTGCCGCCGATAAGCTGGGCCGACGCATCGCTGCGTTAGTCTCTGACGTTCCTCTGCCGCAGAAGTACATCCGGGCGTATCACGGTAGCCCGCATAGCTTCAACCGATTCGACGCAAGCAAGATCGGCACGGGCGAAGGTGCCCAGGCGTATGGGTACGGGATGTACTTCGCAGGGGCGGAGCCGACAGCCAAGTCGTACCGCGATTCGCTGTCCGGCCAGCTTGTAGCGGACGGGCAAATCCTAAACCCCAACGCTCCGCACAGAGATGTCGCCGTCTTGCTCGCCATGGGCGAAGACGAGTCCGTTTTGCGGCAATTCGCGCAGATGGAACATGACAGGCTTTCTGATCGTCTCGCGAAATTGCAAGAGCGGTTTAACTCTCTTGGCGGCTGGGAAAGTGATGCCACAAAAGGGTTGCCGGCCGAAATGGCAGAGCTGAGAGTGCGCAGGGACCGGCATGCAGAAAGGCTCGCTGGCCTGGACTACTACACTGGAAAGACTGTTGGGCATAACAGCGGGCACATGTACGAGGTAGCGATTGACGCCCCGGAGCAATCGCTATTGGACTGGGATGCCCCGCTGTCACAGCAGCCACGCGCCTTAAAGTTCTTTCAGAAAATGTCCACCACGCTTCCGCATGAGCCTCCGGTGGCGATGCTTGACCGTGTCCTGGAAATTGACGGCTCTGGATCGCAAGCCTACGGCAGATTGCAGGATGCGCTCAGCGAGAACGCCGAAACGTGGAAAATGCCAGAGCAAATTGGAAATCAGGTGTCCAAGAGGCTCGTTGCGGACGCGGTTCGCGACGGCGGCTTCCCGGGCATTCGGTATCTGGATCAGTTGTCGCGGCAGCAGGGAATCAACTACGGGCCAACTGGCACCCGCAACTACGTGATGTTCCCCGGCACCGAGGACAAGATCCGCATCCTCCGCCAGTACGGACTACTCGCGCCGATTGCGGCTGGCGCTGCCCTGGAGGATGAATAGTGGCCGGTGTGTCTGATATCCGCCGTCTCGCCCCTGCCGTGGACTGGGTTGTTAAACCCTCCGCCACGGACACCATGCTGGCGCGGCTTCGCCAGTTGCGGGAAGTCCGGCCCCCTGCCCTGTCGCTCCTGGAGATGCGTGAGGTCGCTCCCGTTGTCGGTGTCGAACAGCTCCCCATCGCCCGATACCAGACCAGACGCGGGCCTTCTGATGTGCAGCAGGGGTTCGCGAATCGCAAACGGACGCTCTACAAGGACGTTGAACGCGGCATGCAGGATGGTGCCCATGCCTGGTACCACAACGAGCCCGTGAGGCAGCAGTTCATCTACGAGCTTGGAGAGGACGAGGGCAACAAGGCGTTCGACTTCCTGACGGCGATGGTGGCCGGGACGTCTTCTGCCGCGCCGGTGAAGAGCAACCTCCGCAAGGCGAGCTGGTACCGCCAACAGGCCCTGGAGGGATTGCTGCCTGATGACATCGACACCAAGGCGGCGGCCAAGGAGTGGCTGGCCGACAATCCTCCGCCCAAGGGCTATGGGTCCGTGGCACGGAACAACGATGCCATGTGGACCAGCCGCTTCCTAGCTGGCGATCAGCTGTGGCGTGCCGCGGAGCCTGGTGCGGCCCACAAGATTCTCTCGTTCCGTGAGAACCTGCGTGGGAATCTGCAGCCATGGACGGGTGATCGGCATGAAGGGATGCGTCTGGGCGTGCCGGCAGCCTGGAACTCCCGTGAGAAGACCTGGGCCAAGGGCCAGCTGACGCCCAACGAGTACGTGGCGGCTGAGCAGATGATGACCGGCATGGCCAACCGGGCCGGGCTCTCTCCTGCGGAGTTACAGTCGGCTCGCTGGATGGGCGGCGCCGCTGCGACGGGCGTGGAGTCTACCGACCCCACGTTCTCCCACGCCCTGGAGGCAGTGGTCCGTGAGCAGGCCGCACGCATGGGCGAGACTCCAGAGTGGGTTCTGCGGAACTTCATCCGCAACGGCGGGCTTCTGGCCGTGCCTGCCGTGGGCATTAGTACACAGGAGAACTAACGTGCCGTATTCCAACAGCTACGATCCTGACTTCTACGATCCCTATGGCGTTCCGCTCCCCACCGAGGTCCGCATCCGGCGGCTCATGGAAAAGCAGCGTGCCGCTCAGCAGCCGCAGCAGTTCCTGAGCGACGAGCTGCCGCCAGAGAGCGCCCTGGGCGCCGATCTCTCCGCATACGGCCTGGAGGCTGTTGAAAGCCCATTCGACGGCGGCATTAGCTACCGCCGCACACGCCCAGCACCGCAGGCGCCGTATGTCGGATATCGACAAGGTCGCGGCTGAGAACCCCTTCTGGTGGCTGTTTGAGGAGTGGGATGAGTAACCTCCGTAAGCTCCTGGCCGCGCGCCGGATGTTCGACGTCAAGCCCATTCCGGCATCCGGTGTGATCGCGGACGTTGCTAGCGGCGCCATCGACGGGCTCCCCAAAGCGGGATTCTACGCCCCCGAGGCTCTTGCGGCCAAGATGGGCCTGCCGCGACCAACGGCGTTCTATGACCCAACTCTTCCAAACGCACGTGCCGTTAAGCGGCATGAGGCCATGCACGGCATCTTCCGTGCGTCCCGGGAAAACCCAGACCTAGCAGATGCGGTTCCGCTCTGGGCCCGTGCCCGCGGCGGCCCGTTTGAGGACGAGCTGCTTGCCCGCCTCGCGTCCCGTGATCCGGGCGCAATTCTAGACTGGCATGTTCCCGCATATCGCCAGAAAGACCCACACGTTTACGCAGCAGTCGATCCGCTCCTGCGTGCGGCCAGGTTTGTGCGTGATAACCCTGTCGCCGCCGGCGCTACTGCTGTAGGGGTTGGAGGCACCCTGTACGGTGCCCTTGCGCCTGACAGTGATCCGGAAGAGACGGCGATTGCGGACGAGTTCGACCGGCAGATCCTGCGCAGGCGAATCCCGGCTGGTTACTAAAGGCGACGTTCTACTCAACAAAGGTGATTTCCATGGATGATTACGGCAACAAGATCCGCAGCCTGCTTGGCCAGGGCGGCCAGATGCAGGTAGAGCAGGTCAACACTCAGGGGCCGCTCAGCTTTGACGAAAACACCAGCAACCAGATCGCCGCATATAAAACGAAGTGCGGTTATCGCAACCTGCGCGGCGAGTGCGCGAACCCTAACGTGCTGGACGAAGACGGCATGATGATGTCCTGGGAAAAGTTTGACTCACTGAAGGCTAAGGGCATTGATCCCAAGACCGTGCATCTTCAGCGACAGCGGCTCATGCAGGTCGCTGGCGAGCGTGGCGCACCAATGTTCCCGCCGATGCGTGGCGGCAGGTGAAGCCAATGGGATGCGGGTGCCAGGACTGCAAGCAGGAAGACGCAATCCGCCGTCTTCTGGAGGAGCTGAGGAATGGGCAGCGAAGATAACATCCGCAAGCTCCGAGAAGGCGTCCCCGTCCGCACGCCAAATCACCCCACCAAGTCGCATGTGGTGAAGTACGACGGGAAGATCATCCGCTTCGGTGAGCAGGGCGTCCAAGGTTCTCCCCCCAAGGACGGTGAATCGGAGGACTACCGGGCCCGTCGCGAGGCCTGGTTCGCCCGTCATCAGAAGAACATCGACAAGGGGCCGACGTCTGCGGCCTACTGGGCTGCGAAGGTGAAGTGGTAATGGCCGAGAACTGGGGTGACTACCTGTTCGGCAGCGAGGGCCAGCGAGAGATGGCCCGACAGCAGCAGCGTGCTGATTACGAGCAAGTACGCAACCAGCAGGCCTACGAGCAGCTCCGGCTCATGGCGCACCGCGGCGAGCAGCTGGGAGACTGGGGCGAGGTCGATCCACGGGCGGCCATGATGAACATGGCTGCCGATGCCCTTTACAAGCCGGCCGTCACTCCGGAGGTCTATGAAGACGCCGGCGCCGCTGCAGACTACGTGTGGAACATCGGCGCCCGCCCGCGCGACACCGCCTTCCGTGCGATGCAGGAGGCCGCGAAGGGCAACTTTGAAGGCTCCGCAGTGCTAGCCGGCAGGGCAGTGGCGTCACCGCTCGTCCCGTCCATGGCGGCCGGCGGCATCGACGCTGATGATGACTGGCGGAAGCACACCTCTCCTGGCATGGGCCTGCTGATCGACGTCGCTACCGACCCTGCCAACTACATGACGCTCGGCATTCGGCCGGCCGCCAAGTACGGTTATCGCGCCCTGGCCAATCTCGTCAGTGCTGCCGACAACGCCCGCTACGGAAAAGGGATTCCCGCTTACCTAGAAACCGCCTCCGGCCAGCTCATCCGCCGCCTGCCCAATAGCGATCCTGCACAGCGGGTGCGGCAGCTCCTCCCTGCGCGTTAGCCATGACGGTCTACCTCCGCGATGGTCAGCTCCTGCTCGTCAATGGCCAGTTGGCGACTGGTGAAGGCTGCTGCTGTGGAGGCTGCTGTTGCGTGGACGGCGTTAAAGACGACACAAAGACGACGCAGCAGGACTGCGAATCCGCGGGCGGAACCTGGAACGCCAGTATTGAATGTACTAACGTCTGTATGTGCTGCTCGTACCGATATCTGTGTACGGAGAAGGTGTGGTCCTACTATGAGTTTGACTATTCCTCTCCTGGCAGCCGGGTGTCCGACCCGATACCAACATCGCAGCCGGCCGGCACGCTGAGGGTGTGGTCAACGTATCAGTACTACCAGGCTAACACTGGCGTGTCAGGCTGTGCCGGGACGTCGCCGGGAAGGCAAAACAGGTTCGACACAGGGGACTGCTATAACCCCAACGTATGCGACGATTGGACTACGGCCTACGGATCGCAATGGTACTATCGCGTCCGTGTAGTGGACGATTGCAGCGAGTGCGTCAGCGGCTTTGACTATCCGTTCGGTGAGGTCATCTCCGGCGACTGCGATGGGTCGCCTTACCTCTACGACCCGCCCTGCTTTACAGGACCGGAGGCCGTTTCATGCACGCAAATCACCAAGGCGGCGTGCCAATCCTCTGGCTATAAGGCCTGCGCCGACTCACTGGAAGTCTCGCTCTGCGAGAACCCGCTGCCATGATTTCCTGCCGCATCTCGCACCTGAAAGAGCGATGCTTGCAGAGAGGCTACACCATGGAGCAAGTCGCGCCGTGCATTGTCAGCCAGGATGGCGAACGCATCGTTGTTGACGAGCAACATCCGGCCTACCCGCGGGCACGGCCCGGCCTGGGGGACCTAGTGGCGTCTGGCCTGAACGCTGTAGGGATAACCAAGGAACGCGCGCAGGCGGCGGCCAATGCCGTGGGCGTCAAGGACTGCGGATGCCGCAAGCGACACGCCTGGTTAAACGACGCCGGGGCTAAGTATCTTGGCCTTCCGCCCGGCAGTCAGGGCACTGATAAGTGATGGCCACTTATAAACCAGCTACGAAGGGGTACTACGCGGACCTCCAGGAGCTGGTCCGCAATAACCCGGGCGCAGACCTGCCGACGCTACAGAAGCTGGCATCGCTCGGCGGCTACGCGCGCGAGCAATACGTCTCGTCCGACATGTACGAGACCCCGGATCAGATGCTGGAGGATCTTCAGGCCCGCAAGCAGCGTGAGGCCGCAGCCAGACAAGCAGGCCAACCGCGCCAACCAGCCACCCCGACACAGCAGCCCACGTTTTTCCGCCAATCAGAACAGCATAGTGGAGGTGCAATGTTTAATCCCTATCAGCAGATGAGCCTGCAGCGAGGCATGGCATCTGACGTCATGGGCGCTATCGGTGACGAGCTAGACTCGCGAGTCGCGCAAGAGCGTGAAGCGAGGCGGCTAGAGCATGAGAAGGCGATGATGTCCGCCCGCAGTGATGCCGAGCTGAAACTGCTCATCGAACGCCTCAAGCATGAGCGTTATATGGCTGAGAGGCAGATGCAGATGTCGCGGGAAATGAGCGACCGTCAAAAAGGCGTGCTGTTCAGCACAAAGTGGAACGAGCCGATTCCGTATCGGTAGCAAAAATCGGATTCCCGTTTGGAGACGCTGGGCACTCTTTCCACAGGCACCCCCTAGCCGCTTGAAAGGAAAGAGATGAGCGAAGAAGTCGTCCAGAGTCAGGAAGCGTCCCCGGCCCCTGAAGTTCAGTCGTCTCCATCCTCGCAGTCCTTTGACAACTCGCCGCAGCAAGCCGCGCCACAGCAGAGCGTGTGGGATGCGTTTAAGTCGCTGCCGGAGTATTCCGGCGCGGATGACGTCTCCATCGCACGCGATCTGTACCAGAGCCGCCAGGGTTACCAGGCGGCCCAGCAGCAGCTCCGCCAGTACCAGGCCATCACGGCCGACTACGCCCGGAACGCAGACCAGTTCCGCAAGTGGCAGGAGTCGCAAGCTCAGGCCCAAGCGCCAGCCCAGCCCGCCAAGCCCAAGTGGTGGGATCCGCCGCAGGTCAAAGACACCTGGAAGCAGTACATCGTCCGGGATCCGGAGACTGGCCGCGAGATCATCGCCCCCGATGCTCCGTTTGAGGCCCAGGCCGCCATCCGCGACTACCAGGCCTACACGGCCCAGTTCGCCAAGAAGTTCGTCACCGATCCTGAAGGGACGCTCAAGCCATTCATCGAAGAAGTGGCGATGCAGAAGGCCCAGGAGCTGGTCCAGCAGAGCCTCGGTCAGTACACCGCACAAAACTACGTCCAGAGCCTTGAGCAGCAGAACTCTGACTGGCTCTACGACGCCCAAGGAAACGTCAGCCCGGAAGGCCGGGCGATCCAGGCCTACATCGAACAAGCGGCTCAGTCAGGGATTGCCGATCCGAATGCCAGATGGCAGTACGCCACCGGGATGCTGGAGCGCGACCTTCTGAACCTGCGGTATCAGCAAATGCAGTATGCGATGGCGCAGCCGCCGGCCCCTCCGGCGATGCCGCAGCCTGAGCCTGTTGCGCAACAGAACATGCAGTTCCTGCGCGAGCGTGCGACCAGAGCGCCGAGCAGGAGCGGCGGGGCAACGGAGCCCCGGGCACCACGCCCGAAGCAGTCGTTTGAGGAACGCCTTCGGGCACAGCTGGTCAAAGACGGGGCTCTCTAGGAGTAACACATGGCGTCTACCACGGATTTCGCGCGCAGTATTGCAACGACGATTGTAAACCATCTGCGTGAGGAAGAGATTGCTTCCCTCCGCAAGTACATGGTTCTGGCTGCCATTGAGCAGCGCGGCGGTGTTCGTATGAACATGGCCGGCAGGGGCTTCGACTGGGAGGTGTCGTACCGCCTGCATAAGCCGTCTGGTAACAACGGAGAAACTCCCCGTTCGTTCGCTCGCCAGAACCTGTGGAAGAAGGCGGAGCTGGAGTACCGTGGCTACCAAGCCACCGACTCGCTGTTCCGCAAGGAGATGCTGGAGAACCGCGGCGCCAGCGCGTTGGTTAACGTCGCCGGTAAGATGAGTTCGCGGCTCCTGACGAGCATCGAACAGTACCTCAGCCAGGAGGTATGGATCGACGGTAACCAGGCTGGTAACGAGCTGCGGTACCATGGCCTTGAGTCGTTTTTGTCCAACAACGGCACCATTAACGTCAGTGATGGTACGCAGCGTTCGGCCAATGCGGCTGACCCGTTTGGCTACCCGAGCGACACGTACGCCGGCCTCAGCACGCAGCTGGGCTACTACGGTGGCTCGCAGCTGGAGGGCGTCTGGCCGGCTGGCAAGGCTGACAGCGAGTATGACTTTTACGCGCCTCTCATTGTCAACCACAGCAGCACCTACTTCGGTGGCAGCACGTGGGCGGCGAACTGCATCAAGGCTCTCCGTGAGGGCCTGCATTTTGCTAAGCGGAACGACACCAAGGAAGACGCCGTTGACCTGATCGTCATGGACCGGAAGCTCTACGTGGACTTCCTGAACGCCTATGACGACAAGCAGCGGTTCGTCGTCAGCAAGGAGAACGGCCTGAAGTCGCTGGGCTTCACCACGGTGGAGTTCGACGGCGTGGAGCTGGGCACCGAGTACGCCGTGCCGGCTGGCTGTGCGTATGGCCTCGCAATCGGCAACTGCGAACTCCTGAACATGGAGTCGCAGATGTTCAACAGTGAGGGCCCGTTCTACGACGAAACGAGTCAGTCATATCGATTTGTGGTGTCTACGTTGGGCAACCTGAAGTTCAAGTCGCCCAGGTCGTTCATTAAGTGGAAGGCCCTCGCCTGATCTAAGGAGTAACGCATGTCTCTGTTGGTTGATCCTCCGTTCTCTCTCGGCCAGACTCTCGGCGTCAGTTCGGCGTCGGATGGTGGCGGTTGGGTGGGCGCTGTCAAAGAGTTTCCTGACGTAGATCCGGCGACGGGCAAGATTCGTTCTAACCGCCGCAAGGTGTGCGTGGCGGTGCGGAACGCCTCCGGCGTGACGCTCCTGCCGAAGCGGGTAGTGGTCTTCAAGAGCGGCTCGTTCAGCGAGGTGGACGGCTATACGTCCGCTACGGACGCTGCGTCGGCCGGTGTTGTGGACGAGCATCTGCCGGCTAGCGGCGTGGCGGCCAACGATGTGTTCTGGATCACCGTCAGTGGTCCGACCGAGGTCAAGCTGGGCCCTGCCCAGACTGCCGCGGTCGATTCGGCCCTTGTGGCTCTCACGGCTGCCACCAGCACCGTGTCCACCACGGCTGGTCAGGCTCAGACTGGCGCGGCCACGTACCTGGCCAATGGGTACATCGGCCGGGCGCTCTCGGCCGGCACTACCGGCCAGAACGTCCTGGCGGTGGTTAACCTCGTCCGCAGCTGATACATGCCCTGCAAGGGGCTAGGGGGGAGCCTCTGACCTGGGCAACTGGGTCAGAGGCTTTTCGCTTATATGGAACAGCAGTTCATCCCATCGTACGGCGACGCGGCTGCGTTACAGAACGCGGACTTCCTAAGACAGTTGATTATGGAGTCCCGCGCCGCCAACCCCCAAGCGGACGCTGAGCGTCTCCGCATGCCCATGCAGGGCAATCTAGGGATGAACGCCATCACCGTGAACACAGGAGAAGGCCCGTGATTCGCGCCTATGACGATCCGACGAATCCTCGGCTGGCTATGCCGTCCGGGCCGTACTCTGGTCCGCTGCCCTCCCAGGAGGAACTGGCCCGCCTTGGCGTGCTGCGCGGCTTTCCGCGTGGCACATCGCCGGAGTACATCGAATCGTACTACCGCCAGCGTCTGTCGGAGCTTGGCTACGGCGCTCCGTCGCCAGGCCCCGCTGGCCCGATGATCTCGTTCGCCCCAGGCACGCCAGAAGAGGTTCGCCGTGCCGCCGAAGAGCGAGTCCGTAATACCGGGTCCCTGGCCCCGCAGCAGACGGCCGTGCCGCCTCGCCCGCCGCAGGACACGGACCCCATCCGAAAGCTGATGGAAGAGGCCCGCGCCCAGATGGACATGCAGGACCGCCTGCGTGAGGCCCAGAAGCAGATCCAGCTAGAGGCCCTGCAGCGGGAGGCCATACGAAACGGCGAGTCTGTCATGTGGAAGGACAACAAGCCCTTCCTGCCGTCACAGAACGCCGAGGCTGCCAAGCAGGTGAAGGACGAGCAGCTGAAGAAGCAGATTGCCGACAACCAGGAGAACTACCGCAAGAGCCAGCTCGCCATCAAGAACTACCGCAAGAATCAGCCGCCGCAGGCCGCTCCGCAGTCTCCGCACCCTGACTTCGTCGCGGGTGGTGGCCCGCAGTTCGGGATGGTCGTCAACTGGCACAACCCGCAGACGGGGCAAAGCGTGCAGATGCCCAACCCTGGGTATCAGCCCAAGCCTGGAACTGGATGGGTTAAGGGCGCTCCTTCCACCCCTGGGACGGCGCAGCCAAAGGAGCCGCCGTCGCAAGGCGAGCCGTACCGGCCGCCGGGACAGCCAGACGTCTACGGCCCAGAAGGCATGGGCAACGACATGCACTACCTGCCGCAGAGCCCGATGGGCCCTGACGGACGTCGGTACTTTTAGTTGTTCCAGATTCAAGAAATTGGTACGTTTGTCCACCTATCCCCCTGGGTGACACATGCAGCAGAAGTTCAACGTCGGCATCGTTACTTTCTCCTACGGCGGTAACGGCGGCATTTCCTCCGAGGTGCCTGACATCCGTGAGTGGATGATTCCAGTTCTCCTGGAAGCCCACAAAGACCCGCGTATCGATAACATCCGCGTTTGGAACCTGTCCGACACGCCGATCACCATGACCCGCAACAGGGCGGTGGTCATGGCCCGTGAGTACGGCGTGGATGTGCTTGTTATGGTTGATTCGGACATGAAGCCGGACATGGACGCCGGCATGCCGGACGCGAAGCCGTTCTTCAAGAGCAGCTTCGACTTCCTGGTCAATCACTACCACACTGGGCCGTGTGTCATCGGTGCCCCGTATTGCGGCCCGCCGCCGGTAGAGAACGTCTACGTGTTCCGGTGGAACAATCTCCAGTCAGACAACCCAAATCCGGACTTTCAGCTGGAGATGTATGACCGCCACACAGCCGTAAAGATGGCCGGCATCCAGGAGTGCGCCGCGCTCCCGACCGGCCTGATCATGTACGACATGCGGGCGTTTGAGCTGACCGAGCCCAAGAGCGACGCCGACAAGCCCTGGTTCTACTATGAGTGGAAGGACCACTTCGCGGCCGAGAAGGCGTCCACGGAGGACGTCACCCAGACCCGCGACCTGTCCATGGCCGGAACGCAGAAGCTGGGCTACAACCCGGTCTACTGCAACTGGGATTCTTGGGCCGGGCACTGGAAGCCCAAGTGCGTCGGCAAGCCGCGGGTGATCGACGCCAAGGGGATTAGCGACAAGCTGAAGGGGTACTGGGAAGGCAACTTCGACGGCGCGACGAAGCTGGTGGACCTGCCGACTCCGGCGTGGCTGGCAACCCTCCCACGGGAGCAGTCTTTTATCAGCATGGGCATGGACCTGCCAGAGCGTGATGCCCAGGCGCTGACGCGGCTGATCAAGGACTTCACGGTGCGGCACGGCCGCCGCCCGTACGTGTGCGAGATCGGATCCTGGGCTGGCAAGTCCGCCATCGTCATGGCTAAGGCCGGAGCAAAGGTGCTGTGCGTCGATACGTGGGAGGGGTCCAAGAACGACGCTGGGTGCCAGGCGTACGACGGCTCATTTGGCCCGCCGCTTCAGGTGTTCCGCCAGAATACAGCCATGTACGACATCGGCTATCACCAAGCCCGCTCGCCGGAGTGCGCAAAGCACTTTGCGGATGGGAAGTTCGACATCGTCTACATCGATGCCGAGCATGACTATGCGTCTGTGTTGGCCGACATCCTGGCGTGGGCCCCAAAGGCCAAGGTCATAGTGGCCGGGCATGACTATCTGACATTCCCAGGCGTTCGCCAGGCAGTGGCTGAATCATTCGATAACTACACAACTGACGGCAACGTCTGGTATTGGGTTCGATGAAGACCTGCCTGGGCTGCAAGAAAGAGCTGCCGGACTCGTCCTACAACGTGACGTCGGACGGGCGCAAGCACTCTCGCTGCAAGACCTGCCGGGCGGAGTATGAGCGGAAACGCCGCAAGCGTCGCAAGGATGAGCGGCTGGACAAGATCGAACGCGACTCCGTGGATGCGTTCTGCCAGGCTGCCAGGCTTGGCGGGGCGAACATCCCGCACTCCAGCGAGATGCTGGAGACGATCCTGGAGTACATGGGCGGCACACGCGGGTTCGCCAACCTGTTCCTGAAGCAATACTACGACTCGCCTCCTGGTGGGGCGTTTCGCACCAAGCAGCTGGACACTATCGTCCGCCTGGTGACGAGCAATACGGCCCTAGGCGGGGCGAAGAAGCCCCTGGCCCTGTGGAGCGAGGATGAGCTGGAGGACGAGCTGCGGCAGCGACTCCTGGAGGCGGCGGCGACGATCCGCGGCCTCCCGGTGATTGACGCCAAGGTCCTGCCGATCACGGAGGAAGTTGAAAAAGCACCCACGCCAGATACCTGATCCGCCGAAACCTCCGGTGGATTTAGGGGCCAACGTATCGACGCACTCGCTGGAGGTGCTGAAAGAGGTCCAGGCGGAGCTGAAGAGCCGCAAGATAGAGGCCCTTCGTCTGTACGAGCCGATGGCCTCGCAGCAGGAGATGCACTCCTGCATGGCTTCCGAGCGGATCGTTCTCGGCGGCAACCGCAGCGGCAAGTCGCTCTCTACGTTCGTAGAAGATGCCCGCGCGGCCACAGGCCAGGACCCGTTCGGGAAGTACCCGGTGAAGGACGGCAACCTGGTGGTGGTGGGCCGCAACTGGCCGCACATCGGCCTGGTGGCGTACCCGATGCTCTTCAAGGCCGGGGCCTTCAAGATCATCCGTGACCTGGAGACGGGTGAGTGGCGAGCGTACCGGCCGACCACGGACGCCGACAGGATCAAGGACTGCAAGCCGGCGCCGCCGCTGATCCCGCCGCGGTTTGTGGTGGACACCTCATGGGTGCTGAAGAACGCCGGCTACTGCCAGAAGGTGACACTGACGAACGGCTGGCAGATCAACTTCTTCTCTGCCGAATCAGAGCCGCCGCAGGGGTTTCAGGCCGATTTGGTGCATTTTGACGAGGATATCCCTCAGCCCGCATGGGTGGGCGAAATGCAGGCCCGCCTCGCAGACCGCAAAGGCCGTCTGCTGTGGAGTGCTATGCCGCACTCTAAGAACGACGCGCTGCTGGGTCTGTGCGAGCGTGCCGACCGCGAAGCCGAGCTGGGCGTCACGCCGCCCAACATCAGGAAGTTCGTCCTCAGATTTTTGGACAACGCCCATATCGACTCCAAAGAGAAGGAGAAGAACATCGCCCGGTGGTCCGCCCTGGGCGTGGATGAGCTGCGGATGCGTGCCGAGGGTGAGTTCACCCAGGACAGCATCCTCATGTACCCGTCATTTAATCCCGCGGTGCATGTCCTTCCAAAGTCGGAGATGCCTGAAGGTGTACCGCCCGAGTGGACGCGGTACGTGGCGATTGATCCTGGCCACGCGGTCATGGCTGCGGTGTTCGGGGCTGTGCCGCCAGACGAGCGGTTCCTGCTGATCTATGACGAACTCTACATCCGCAACTGCAACGCCCTGATCTTTGGCGAGGAGTTCGCCCGCAAGGTGGACGGGCAGCACTTCTATGCATTCATCATGGACATGCACGGCGGTGCCCTGCGTGACCTTGGGTCAGGCCGGCTGCCGTCAGAGCTGTACTCAGAGCAGCTTCGCGACCGCGGCGTCCGCGCCCAAATGACAGGCCACCAGTTCATCGCCGGATCCGATGACATTCAGGCCCGTACGGGTCTTGTCCGGCAGATGCTGCATATCCGGGGCGACGGGAGTACGAAGCTGAAGTTCCTGGAGGGGGCCACGCCGGAGCTGTTCCGCGAGCTGCGGCGCTACAAGAAAAAGGTGATCCAGACGGCCAACGGCCCGTTCATCACCGACACGCCAAACGCCCGTGGCGAAATCCATACGTGTCAGTGCTTGGAATACCTGTGCGCGTACGAGCCCACCTATCACCGCCCTCCGCAACGACCTGGCCCAGAGCCCTGGTATGTGAAGTGGCTGGCGGACAAGAAGAAGCGGCTGGGCGATGACGGCAAGGGTTTTGTGGTCCTAGGTCCCCAAAGAAAGGGTTAGCGATGAGCTGGACGATCCCCGCGGTGTCAGTTGGCGAGACGGTGCTGTATTACGCCCATGAGGGTGCCGAGCCCAACATGGCCTTCGTCACCAAGGTGGGCAAGGAGACGCTGGAGCTGTGGGCCCTGTCGCCTGGCTATGGCGGTGTGGATAAGCCGAGCGTCCGGCATAAGGACGACCCGCGACTGGCGGACTCGCCCCAGTGGCGGGAGTTCGGCATCTGGGAGCATCGTCCGCGGGATCCCCGCATTGCCGGGATCTCCGAGCGGCTTTCGGCCCTGGAGAAGGCGGTTCAGGGCAATAAGAAGTAGCCCAGGACGCCCTCATGGCAGATCAAAACCCACTTCGCCCCATCGCCAAGGCCTGGCTCAGCAAGCTGGAAATCGCGCTTAAGCACAAGCGCCCCTTCCAGGAAGACGCTGACGAGGCCATGCAGTTCTACGACGGCGAAAACGCCTGGATGTTCCGCAATGAGTACATGCGGGGCGAAAAGGGTTTTGTGAAGGGCATCACGCCGCCGGCCTTCCGGATGACCATTAACCGGGTTTGGGAGGCCGTGCGGCTGTTCGGGGCGGTGATTCACCACCGGAATCCGAATCGGAACGTCACGCCGCGGCAGTACCCCATCATCAGTCCGCCGATGTTGGGCATCTACCCGCAGCCGCCCGTGCCGCAGATGGGGCCGGACGGCCAGCCTGTCATTGGGCCGGATGGGCAGCCGGTGATGATGCCGGACCCTGGGCAGCAGTTCTACGAGCAGCTCCTGCAGCAGACGCAGTTCGCGTCCGAGAAGCGGAACTTGATCAGCAGGCTCCTTGAGGACTACCTGAACTACACGCCGGTCGAATTGAACCTGAAGGATCAGTCCCGCAAGGTGGTGGACGAGGCCCTGATCAAGGGCGCCGGGTGCTGGTTTACGGAGCTGTACCAGCCGCCCGGGTCAGAGATGCGTCTAGCCGGCTCGTTCTACGAGTCCTTCGACAATGTCGTCTGGGACCCAGACGCTGATGACCAGAACGACATCCTCTGGCTGGCCCGTCGCAGGACGCACCCGAAGGAGTTTGTGGCCCAGCGGTTCGGCCTGTCGGTCGAAGACCTGAAAGGCCATTCTGAGAGCTATGAGTCCCGCAGCCGTAAGGACGAGCGGGGCTATGAGACGAAGAAGAAGAACGGCCAGACCAACGACCTGGTCACCTACTGGGAAATCTACAGCAAGACCGGGTTCGGTGATCGCCTGAAGGACGCTGATGCGGAGCTGCGCGGCAAGTTCGACGCCCTGGGCGACTACTGTTACCTCGTCGTCTGCGAGGGCGTGGATCATCCGCTCAATATCTCGCCTGAAATGCTCCAGGAGGAGGTAGACGAGACGGGTCTACCGCAGAGCCTGTTTGCCGCCGCTCAGTGGCCGATCCCATTCTGGGCGGAACCTAACGGCTGGCCATGTACTGTCCTGCAGTGGCATGGTAAGCCGGGGTACAGTTACCCTATCTCATTGATAAAACCTGGCATTGGCGAATTAAGGTTCGTCAACTGGGCGGTATCTTTCATGGCGACCAAGATCGCCACCTCGTCCAACACGCTCATCGGTGTAGCAAAGGCCGCAGACGAGAACCTGAAGTCCAAGATCCTGGACGGCGGTGAATCGGGCTTTAATATCGTTGAGATATCTGAGGCTATCGGCCGGTCTGTCAACGATGTGATCAGTGTGTTCCAGCTGCCGGGCGTTAGCAGCGACATGTGGAACATTATCCAGGCTGTTACTGAGCTGTTCGACCGCCGGGTCGGCCTGACCGAGCTGGTGTACGGCATGTCGCGGAATCAGTTCCGCTCTGCTGCTGAGGCCTCCGTGAAGGCCGAGCAGATTTCCGTGCGGCCTGACGATATGGCCAACACATTGGAAGACGCCCTATCGGAACTGGCCCGCAAAGAGGCCCTCCTGGCGCGGTGGTTGGTGCAGCCGCAGGACGTCGCGCCGCTCCTGGGGCCGATGGCCGCCCAGGCCTGGCAGATGCACGTACAGGCGATGAGCCCAGAAGAGGTGCTACGGGAGTTCGACTTCCGCGTAGAGGCCGGCAGCGCCAGGAAGCCCAACAAGGGCACCAAGGTGGAGCAGATCAACCAGGCCCTGCAGGTCCTCATGCCCATCGCACAGGGGCTCATGCAGGCCGGAAACCCGCAAGTCCTCAATGCCCTGTTGGAAGACTGGGGCCGGGCCATGGACATCGACGTCCAGCGGTACCTGGTGCCTCCGCCTCCTCCGCCGCCGCCTGGTCCTCCGCCAGGGCAACCACCCCAGGATCCGCAGAATGCAAATCCCCCAGCAGATCAGTGACGCCGGCTATGCGGCCGTTGAAACGTACAAGGCCGCCCTGCCCTACGGCGAGCGATGGGCCGAGATGGTCGCCCTGCAGACGCCCCCCGGGACTAAGGGCACAGACAGGGCTTTCAATCAGGGCCGCCTGAACCAAGAGCAGTTTGACGACATGCCCAAGAAGATGGCCCAGCGGATCATCCGTGAGGCCGCCGCTGCCGGGATTAACACCAACGGCAAGCAGTACTGCGCCGGCCTTGCCGACAAGCGCGCCTACTGCGACCCCGAGGCGTGGATCGATTCGACAGCGGATATCGTCCGCGTCGCCCGGAAGCGGAACCTGACGGTTGAGGGCATTGTCAACCACAAGGGGACGCCAGTTCCTCCGAAGCGGGCCGTCCTCTCTGAGGGCATTATCCAAGAGGAGATGCGTCGCTACCGCAAGCTCCACCCCGGCAAGAAGCCGGAGGACCTGCGTCACATGATCATCGAAAAGCACGCGCATCCGCTCAAGAGGAAGGGAAAATGAACGAAATTGAACGCTCGCAGACGCTGGTAACTGTCACTGCCGCAAGCTCCGCGGCCACCACAACGCCGCGGTTCCCGTTTGGTCGCTTTGCCGGTGGGTGCGTGTTCATCGCCAGCACCGGCGGGGCGACGCAGATCGCCTGGTACGGGGCATCCGCTGCCGAAAGCACTCCGGTGCAGATTTACGCCGATGGATCCGCCGTGACCACGGCTGTGACTGTCGGGGCACACCCGGTGCCTGACGCCTGCTTTGCGTTTCCGCACGTGGCTCCTGTGCTTGTGGGTGGCACTTCTGCGGTGCTGACTGTCAGCCTGAAGGGGTAGTCGCATGCCGATGAACCCCCGCCTTCTGCGTCCGCGTTCAACTGGGTTCAGTCCTAAGAGCATAAGCGGCCTGTCGTTGTGGCTTGATGCATCTGACATTACAACGATCACGCTCAACGGCAGCAACGTCTCCGAGTGGCGAGACAAGAGTGGAACAGCAGCCCCGGCGGCAAAAAACACAGCGGCCAACCAGCCCGCATACAACGCGAGCGGCGTCAATGGTCGCGGGTCTGTTGATTTTGATTCGACCGAGTCGCTTGTCTTTGACTCGTCTACGGCGTCGTTCAATTACTTGCACAATGCGACCGGCTCCACGCTGTTCATTGTCTGGAAACCGGACACATCAAGCAACCCAGACGCTATTCGGTATTTACTGAACAACACAAACAACTCTTCGGCCAGTACTGGCATAAGTCTGTATTTCGATGACCGCTCCAGCGTGTCTCGTAATA